TTTAGAGGTAGTAGTTAAGGATTTAATTGAAGCAGACAAAGCTACCGATGGATGGAGTAGCAGGTTGCTTGGTCTAGTAAGTGCAATAACCGTGTCAATTGGAGGACTCAAGGCTCTAGGAATGCTTAAAGGTTTGTTTGGTGGTGGCGCAACGATAGGAGCAGGAACTACAGCAGCACTAGGTGTAGCTGGTGCTGGGGTATTAGGCGGGGCATTAGCCAACTGGGGAATAAATATCAAGGCAGATGAATATGACATTAGGGCTAGGGAAAACTTCGATACGGTAGCTAATTCCAATCGCTCCGAGATAGCTATGGGAAGACTGTTTACCCAAGAGACAGGATTGGATAGAGTAACGCATGGTTTGGAATACAGTGCTTGGCTAGCCAACAAAAAGAAAGGAAAAGGCAGCCGTGGGTTCTCACCTGGCTTCTTGGCAAGGCACCCGATATTTAATGTTGGAGAAAATAAATCTAGTGTTAAAGGTTTGATTGATAAGTATGCTGCTCAATATGGTATTGATCCCGCCTTGCTCGAAGCGCAAGCCTATCAAGAATCGCGCTACAACCCGAAAGCTTTAAGTTCAAAGGGGGCAATCGGAGTCATGCAGTTGATGCCAAAGACTGCTGCTGGATTAGGCGTTGATCCGTTCAATCTGGAATCAAATATTGAAGGTGGCGCAAGAATGATGGCCGGATTACTCAATAAATATCACGGCGATACTTCTCTTGCACTAGCGGCATATAATGCAGGAGAGTCGAGAGTAGATCGCGCTCATGGAGTGCCTAGGATAGCGGAAACAGAAGATTACGTTAAGAGCATTCATCGTAGGATGGCAAGTCAGGCAGCAGGCAATACTGTATCGGTCAAACTAGACCAAAAAACGGATATCCACGTTAACGGTGCAGGGGAATCGGGAAGCACAGCAGATTTAATTGCGAAAGAACAAAATAAGGTCAATGCTTCATTGGCGCGAGACTTTGCAGGAGCAGTGCAATGATAATGGATGCGTACATATCGCCAGACAGATGCTATAGGTATTGGCTACTTCGTTTATGGGATTTAACTTTGCCAATCAACTGTAGCTGTGGTGTCAATCCATCAACGGCAGATGAGAACACTAACGATCCTACTATCCGTAAAGATATCGGATTTTCAGAACGTCAAGGTTTCGGGGGATTGCTAAAGGTTAACCTATCCGCATTTCGTAGTACAAATCCTAAGCCAGCGCGAATTCATGTCATCGGACAAGAAAATACTTCTACCCATATACGTAAATATTATGAGCATTTCGGAGCGAAGCAGTTTACGGCGGCATGGGGTAGAAATGGGATTCATTTCTATAGGGAATCCAAAGCTATCATACATGAATTCCCTGAGGCTTTATGTTTCGGTAAAAACCCTGACGGAACCCCTCGACATACTTTAATGTTACCTTACTCGACGCAACTAGAGAGAGTGTCGATAAATGTCTAGTCCAATCATAACTCCGGTTTCCATGAGACTGCCGCGATCTATTGGAACCATTACCTTCGATGCCGTAGTAGAAGAAAGGCACGAAGATCAATGGGAAATGACGGAGCACCCTGTAGAAGTAGGCAGCACAATTACAGACCATATCTACAAACTGCCAAGCTCAATCGATATCACAGCATTTACTTCTATGGGAAGCCAGCAGAACACAACACAGGATTCGTCATTCCTAAAAACTTTGTACAACAGTTTGCTTGCATTAGGTGGGGCGTTATTGCCAGTACAGACTGGGAAAAGAATCTATAAGAACATGGCAATACGAAGCTTGCGTGTGGATACGGATAAGAGAACGGAAAATGTCTTGAGTGTATCGGTATCGATGCAAGAAATAATATTTGCCACTACAACGCTTGTGACTGTAATCCCAATAGAGAATCAGGTATTGCCCGAGAGAACGGCGGTAACGGTAAACCAAGGCCCAGTGAATACGCAACCTGCCTCTAACTTTAATCCCCCGTCAACCCCATAAATAGTCTTACGGTGAGACTGGACTATTGGTTTATAATGATAATCATGAGAAAAGAGTTAAATCCAAACCATGCAGTGACGCAAGAGATGCGAGATAATTGGCATAAGATAGCCGCCATCATCATGTACAAGATGAAACTAAAAAGGGTAGTTATAACACTTGAAGATATCGCCACCTTAGGTGATTTTTTACAGGATGGAGCAATCTGCGCTCATCCCTCAGAAGATACCTTAGAAATATTTTTGGTAGATGGTATTGAGGCACAGCGGCTTGTTCGCGAAGAAGGAGGGTTGCCCGTATGAACCGAGATGAAGCCAAACAGAACCGCGAAGGTATCGACATACTCAAAGAAAAGAGCGAACAACACGGTGCGAAGGTATGCACTCTCAGTGGCAAACCGCCTGATCCTGCTTATGCCGAACTACATAACGCTCCGCAGCCCGTACAGAGCAACGGCCAACACGAGGACTATTATGTGCTCTGCCCAGAAGAACGGGCTAAGGGATTCGTTCGCCCTATACGGCAAGAGTACATCCATGACAAATGTCACTCCAAAACTCACATGGGACTCGCCCTGTCTGAAACCTATGCGCGTGACCCACATTTTTACGGAGCAACGTTTTGCTGCGCTTGTGGTGGGCACTTTCCAGTTGCGGAGTTTAAATGGTTAGATGGAGAAGTGCTAGGAACATAATCCATGTCCACTACCCCGATAGTCGTAGAAATTCCGCTCCAGCCGACTCCGCAACAGTTAGGAGTTACGCTGAATTCTGTGGACTACAAGCTTAAAGTAGTGTGGAACGAGCAAAATCTATCATGGGTAATGGATATAGCTAATGTAAATGGAAACGCAATAGCTTCAGGATTGCCGCTGGTAACCGCCGATGACTTACTTGAGCAACTAGGATACCTTGGAATCGGCGGTCAAATGATTGTACAGACAGATTTCGATACTACTCAGGTTCCGACATTTGCCAATCTTGGGAGTACAGGGCATCTTTATTTCGTATCAAGCTCAAGCATCGCCGCTCCTACCATTGCCGCGTTAACTCAAGTCTCCGCGCCTTCAACGCAGGGAAAGCCATTCCTGTTCAATATAATTCCATTTTCGACTACTCCAGCCTTTGTAGGTGCGCCGAATACGAACATGGTTTTCCAGATTACCTTGGCTGGAAACGTAACAACTCCTACATTGACAGGATTGACGGCTGGCGCACATGTAACATTCATAATTATTCAAGATGCTACGGGGAATAGATTGTTTCCTTGGCCAGCGAATGTGCGCGATGCCCAGACTGTAGGAACTACTGCTAACGAAAGAGACGTGCAAGAGTTTATCTGGGATGGAACGAATGCATGGCCAACCACGACTATGACGAACAACTAATATGAAAATACTGTGCCTGATTGTATGTTTCGTCGCGCTTCAGCTATCAGCCCAGACGAATATCAGCGTCAATAACATCAAGGCTACTGGTAATGTCGCAGCAAATGGAACAGTAACAGGATCGAACATTCCAGCAACTATTTCAGGGACAGGGGCATGTGTAAGTCAGTTTGTAAGAATCCTTAATTCAGGATTACCTCCAACCTGCGCAACCGTGGGGTCAGGCGATCTAGCGTCTTCACTTGCCCTAATAACGCCTTCCATTGATGTTGCATCGGGCATAAGCCTGAATCTTTCGGGAAGCGAAATTATAGGTACAACGCTGGGAGTATCAGGAACATCTTCATTCGCTGCTATATCAGCAACGCAGGTAACGAATACTGGTGATGAACTTTTGTCTTCTGGTAAGGTCGTAAAATGGAACGCCGATACTGGATTATCCAGAGACTCGGCAGGCGTAGTTGATGTGGGGAACGGAGCACAGGGAAATGCTAGCGGAACTCTTAACGCTGCAAATGTTACTGGGTTGACTGGACAGATTAGCCCAAATGTGGCCGGTGGTATTGATGTTGGAACCACAGCATTACCATTTTCTGGTATACGTATAGGTGCGGCTGCAACAAATAATGTTCGCGTCACGGCTACAGCTACGGCTGGCCGCACGGCGACGCTACCAGATAATACAGGTACTATTGCAGAACTTAACCTTGCGCAAACATGGAGTGCAGCGCAGGGGTTTAACGGGGGCATGACCACCAGCGCGGGTAGCTTGATGACGAATTACAACGGTAATTCTACGGCAGGGGCAGGAATACTTTCTATCGTGGGGTATGACCGTCAAGTTTCGAAGACGACGGCGCAGGGCGCGACAACTCTTTTAACTACAGGCGCTGGCACCACACTTTATATGGTAATGTCGGGCACAGCATGCACAACCACTTCATCTGGTGCGACCGTTCAAATCAATCTTATTTACACGGATACAAGTAACACGGTGCAAACTGTTAGTGGAGCTTCATCCATATGCACTACGTTGGGAGCCAACAGCGCGGCATCGCTACAGTTCTCATTCATGGCGAAGAATGGAACGGCTATAAATTACAGCACGACCATCGGTAGTACGCCGACATATGATATGAGGATTGCTATTATTCAAGTAGGAATAAACTAATCGCCGCCCCACTTCTGCATCGTGTCAATATGTTCCCCCTCATCTTTAAGGCGCGAGAAGCGGGCTTTGACGATGACCAGAGAAACTGCTGGCCAGAGCAAAAGTGAAGCGACGACGATAAATATATTCATTTGCGAAATTCTATATCACTGATGGAAGTTGAATGTCACAGTAGCTTGCCCAGATACCCCGAAAGCCGAGCCGTCACTCAGGCGATACCTAGAAATCCAAACGGTTATACCTGTACCAGGAGCGATGGTTCTTGGAACGGTCAAATCGCAAGTTTCATTCCAGCAACGTTTAATTCCGTTTGGGTTAGGTGCGTCAAGATTGGTGTAATTGAAGCCGCCGCCGCTGAGCGGAATGCCATATGCCAAGCCATGAGGCGTACAGGGTTGCATCTGAACATGGGCCTGAGTATCAGTGGAGGTAGTTGTCAGCGAGAGGCCGGAAGTAACCCGAGTGCTGTCATCCCAGAAGATAGTTCCACTTTGACATTGATCCTCTTCGGCGTTAGAAAGGCCGTAGCCCCAGCCGATATAGCCCTGAGTGGCAGGGTCGTAATTAACCGCAGGGCCAACAGAAGCGGCCACAGCATCAAGATAAATCGGCGTTGTGCCTTTGTTGAAGATGCCAGCGACAATGCCATATGGCGGGTTGATGACGCTCACCGTAGAAGTAAAAATACCCGGTGTGGAAGCGTGAACAACGGAAGGCGGATTTGCGTAAGTCAAAGTCATTGACGATCCGCAACCGAGCAGGACGGCGAGATAAAGTAGAGAGAGTACAATATTCTTAACCATGATTTTAGCGCTCCATACGCTCCTGCAATTATAATTATTATGATAACCTTGTCAAGAGGAAAAACATGGATAAAACCCGTTGTTTTGGCTATCATTTAGCAATGACGACAAATACCCTATCCAAGTCCCAAAAGTCGCCTATAGGGCAATTGTGGCCCATTGCGGGGCATTGTGGGGAGTAGTTCAAATGCCCTATTCGGGCGATCAGCCACGCTCATTGTTTCAAATGAGCAGCCCATAATTGATCAAAGCACTGGAGTAACAACGCAGCCATCGGGACATGGCTTAGACCTGTCGGGATTGCGATTCACTTTCGATATAAAAAATGGCGATACTGAAAGTCCAAACACTTCAATAATCCGTGTCTACAATCTCAGTAAAGACAAAAGAAAACAAATCATCAGAGAATACGATACGGTTTCACTTCAGGCTGGATATCAGAATAATATTGGAATAATATTTCGTGGAACGATTAAACAGTTTGTATCCGGGAGAGAAAGAAATATTGATAGCTTTCTAGAAATCAGGGCAGCGGATGGCGATCCAAACTACAACTTCGGATTATTTGGATCAAACGGGCAAGGCGTAACGCTGAATGCGCCATATACAAGAGCGCAAGTTTTAAATCATATTTCTACCGCTATGGGAATTCCGCTGGATAGCAATGCAAATGATGTGACGACGGGGAGTGGCGGTGTTAATTTAGCGCAAGTCAGAGGTAAGACATTATTCGGTTTGGCCAGAACACAAGCGGTTAATCTCGCCACTACTTCCAGCGCAAGATTCTCAATTCAAAACGGAGTAGTTACCTATGTCCCATTGACCGGATATTTACCGGGAGAGGCTGTGCAGATTAATAGCTTGACGGGAATGGTGGGAATACCGGAAACAACGGACAACGGAATCCAGGTAACATGCTTCCTGAATCCGCTTATTAAAATAGGCAGTCAAATCCAGATCAATGAAGGCGACATAACGCAAACGATCATCCGCGAAAGAGTTGGATTCCCGAATATTGCAGGCATAGCGCCATATGTAGCGGATGCAACGGAAAAAGGATTTTATAGAGTATTGGTAGCTGAGCATTCAGGCGATACGCGAGGGCAGGACTGGTATACCACAATCACCGCGTTGAGTCTTGATCCATCGGCTAATGTTAAAAATTCAGTGAAGGCATTCGGATAAAAGTCTTGCAGTAAGACTGTCTCTTAGTTAAAATGATAACTAAACCATGAATACAGAAATTATCAGGGTATTTCCAGATAGGAATAAATGGACTCCAGACGATGAATGGGCGTTTGTAGGAGATTTACCGCTCGACTCAATGCGCCCCGGAACACCAGATACCCCAGTAATGATAAGCGTTACTTTTACATGGTGGAGACGTAGAGCAGAACAAATTGCTGAATCATGGCGAACTCATTATAGAAACGTAAAAGTAGGTGGCCCTGCTTACGATGATCCAGGAGCGGAATTTATACCCGGAATGTTCATTAAAAAGGGTTGCACTATTACCACTAGGGGATGTCCTAAAAAATGTGGATGGTGTAGCGTACCAAAACGTGAGGGCGCATTGAGGATACTTCCAATTCGTCCCGGATGGATAGTGCAAGACAATAATCTTTTAGCAAGCTCTCTGCCGTCGCTCTTATACTCAGAAATAGACGCAAGAGAACATTTTGATTCCGTATTTAAGATGTTACGGGAACAAGAAAGATCATGCTCATTCAATGGTGGCCTAGATAAACACTTTCTCAAAGAATGGCATGTCCAATATTTTGATTCAATTCCTGTAGCTGAATTATGGTGGGCTGCTGATGTGCCAGATGATTTTAGATGGCTTGAAAGAGTCAGGGAATTATTCTCCCATTTTCCTAATCATAAAATGCGCTGCTACACGATGATAGGCTACGAAGGTGAAACGTTGGCCGAAGCTGAAAAGCGCATAGAGCGCGTATTTGAAATGGGCTTTATGCCTTTTAGTCAGCTTTATCAGCCACCATACGCGGATGTTCCAATGAAAGTTTATGGGGCAGACTGGAAAGCGATAAACCGCAAATGGAGTAGACCTGCTATCTATAAAGCGAAAAAGGCAGAAACTACAGAGAATAATCTGTTCTCAAATGCAGCAATCTGAGCGCGTAAACGATTTCGAGGAATCCCTAAGGCTAGCCCTCAAAGGCCAAAGCCTAATTACATGGGTATCTCTGCCTGTAATTATTCAGTCGTTTGATCCTGTAAAATGCACATGCACAGCGCAACCTGCTATTCAAGCTTTAGTGAGACAGAAAGACGGAACGCAGCAGTACGTAAACATGCCGCTACTAGTTGATGTTCCGGTATGCTTCCCGAACGCGGGGGATTTTGTCCTCACGTTTCCAGTAGCACAAGGCGACGAAGCTCTGATAGTTTTTGGCGACAGATGTATTGACAATTGGTGGAACTCAAGCGGAATCCAGCCCCAAGTTACAACACAAGGCGTAGGAGAATTACGCTTCCACGATCTTAGCGACGGATTCGCAATCATCGGGCCTTTCAGTAAGCCGAATGCGCCAAGCGGAATTAGCACAAGCACAGTTCAATTGAGAACTAAAGACGGCGCAACGTATCTGGAAATTGATTCATCGGGAAACTGCAATATCGTGGCGAACGTAAACATCTCAGGGAACCTCACGGTAAGCGGTATGACCACGGGAACGGGCGATGGCCAATTTGCAGGAATCCACGTAGCCCACCATCGACATACTGGAGTGCAATCTGGCGGCGGTACGACAGGGGAACCAGTGGACGGATAAAAAGTCTTGCAGTAAGACTCTTTGGTGACATACAATTCAAATCAATTCGCCATGAGTGAAAACAACAAGGGGACAACCCAAAGACAGACTCACAGCAAAACAAGGCTTGAGTCTGCTTTGTTTTATAATTCACTATGCGCGTGAGAGCACTAACAGCCAACTTGGATTTTGCGTACGGGCAGGGTTCGTCTAATTATCTTGTGGATTCCGTGGAAGCTGTAGCACAAGAAGTTTTAACTACTCTTCTGGTATTTCAGGGAGAATGGTTTCTGGATACTACTGCTGGAGTGCCATGGTTTACGCAGGTGGCTGGAGTCGGAACAATTCCGCTGTACGATCAAGTAATTAAGCAGGCGATTGAAGGTGTTCAAGGTGTAACAGGAATCGTGAGTTATTCAAGCAGCCTGAATCGCGCAACAAGAGCACTTACGGTATCGGCCACGATTGATACTCAATTTGGGACTACTCAGATATCTGCTACGCTGCCAACTGTGCCTATAGTTTTTCCTTCAATAAGTTTCTGAAAGTCAATGCTATAATCCACTCACGATGAGCGGAGTTCTTACTACTTATGCCTGTACAGTAACTTCTACGGGAATAACTTCGCCATCCTACAATGACATTCTGCAAAGCCGGATTGCTCAAATGCAGTCAATCTTTGGTTCCGATATTTCCCTGAATCCGGGAGACCAAGATTTTCAAATGCTTGCGATATGGGCCTTAGCGCAGTTCGATACAAACCAGATGGCAATAGCTACTTACAACAGCTTCATGCCAACATTCGCGCAGGGAATAAGCCTGAGTATTTTGGTCAAGATAAATGGGCTTATGCGGTTGAATTCCAGCGCGAGTACAGCGGTAGTAACGGTAATTGGAACAGTAGGAGCGCAGATAATAAATGGAGTTGCGCAAGATGTAAATGGATTTCTGTGGAATTTGCCCGTTCTGGTAGTGATTCCCTTGAGTGGAAGTATAAGTGTAACCGCAACCTGTCAAACGTCGGGATCAATCGGCGCATCCGCGAACACGATCAATCAAATTTTTAATCCGCAACTAGGCTGGCAGTCAGTTAATAACGTAGCAGGAGCGATTATAGGGGCACCAGTGGAAACGGATGCCGCCCTACGTCAGAGACAGACTATTAGCGTTGCCTTGCCAGCCTTGACGCCATTACAGAGCATCTCAGCGGCTATTGCTCAAGTGTCTGGGGTATCGGAATCAATAGTTTATGAAAATCCGACCAACATAACCGATAGCAATGGAATACCGTCGCACTCAATTTCTGCCGTAGTAGCAGGCGGCGATGCAATGGCAATAGCTACTGTAATCGAGAAAACGAAATCTCTTGGTACAGGAACCTATGGAACAACAAGCATAGTAGTGATTGATCCTGTAGGCTTGCCGATAACAATTAACTACTTTGTTCTGGTTCAAGTTAATATTTTTGTATCGCTCACGATTAAAGCATTAACGGGCTACGTAAGTTCAACTGGATTGGCGATACAGAACGCAATAGTAAGTTTCATCAACTCTCTCAGTATTGGGCAGGCAGTAAGAATAAATTGGGTGAATGCCGCTGCGCAGATGATAAGTAACCCAGCCCTAGGAGAGACATTCGAAGTAATAGCCCTGACGCAGGGATTTTCGGCTAGTCCAGTCGGCACAATAGATTTAGCTATCCCATTTAATCAACAAGCGGTATGCTTGACTGTGAACGTTCTGCTAACCGTAACTTAGTCTCACCGTAAGACAAAAAGAGGGCAAAGCGAAATGATGGATCATGTAGCAAAACCAGATTCCACAATGGCCACGTCAATGACAATGAATAGTGGTATGGGATTGATGTCATCGTTTCATAACGTCTATCGTTTTGAGTGCCTGAGGCGGCCAAAGGGATGTCGCTGTATAGGCTGCAAAAACTATCGTGCTTTACTTCCCTTAGGTACCCCAGCACCACTTTCGGATGTGGCCTATACGGAATTAATACGGTGCCAGAATGCTACCATAGCATGGGTCGAAGAAATCTGTAATTTGGTTACTACGGAAGGAAAGAACGATCAATTAACGCAATACTTCAAAGGTTCTGCCTATACGGCTGCATTCTTTATTGGACTAGTTAACAATGCGGGATTTACAGCCTATTCCACTGGTGACACAGCCGCGCAAATAGGTGGAACGAATGGCTGGGCCGAAGGAACGCCTTATTCCAATGCAACGCGGGTGGCATGGGTGGGTGGAACGGCATCAGGTGGATCAATTGACAATAGCGCATCGGTAGGTGTGTTCGCGATTAATGCAACCCTTACTGTACGCGGCGGCTTTATAGCGACTGCTAGCGCAAAGAATGCTACTACTGGAAAGCTATATGGGGCAGTTGATTTCTCCGCTGCTCGTTCCGTGGTAAGTGGGGATACGCTACAGGTCACGTCGTCATTTACCTTGGTATAAAAATGTTTAAAGATTTAACTAGGGAAAAATTCGGAAGACTAACTGTAGTAAACCGTAACGGTTCTCGCCTTGTAGGTAATCACGGAAAATATAGGGCTTTATGGTTATGTAGATGTGATTGTGGTAAGGAAATAAATATAGCAACTATTTCCCTAACTACGTCGCATACTAGATCATGTGGATGTATCCGAGAAGACCACCCTAACAGATTGCGCCATGGCAAGGCCCGTAACAGCGAAAGATCGAAGGCCTACCAAGCATGGATTGGGATGAAAGCACGGTGTCGCAATAATCCAAAAGAAAGAGCTTACAGCAATTATGCAGGTAGGGGCATATTGGTATGCCAAGGATGGCTTGAATCATTCGAGAATTTATTTGAGGATATGGGTGAGCCACTAAGCAGTGGAAGGAAAATTCACCTAGACCGTATCAATAACGACCTAGGCTACTTCAAGGAAAATTGCAGATGGACAACGGCTAAAATTAACGCCCGTAATCGTTCTATTACTGTAAAAATAGAAGGCGTTCCTCTTGCTGAAATAGCCGAAAATAATTGCCTTGATTACCATGCACTATACCATCAGGTAGTAACTAGAAAACAAGGACTATCGGAAACTCTTGCCAAGTTAATCGCACAAATGAATCCATAGGCTTGAACGGAAGGATAAAATATTGTCATCTTCAGGCCCAAGATTTCCTACCATAGCATCAGGAAATTCCAGTAGCTTCGGTGCATCGATAGCATGGCTTAACCCTCAAAACATTGAAGCGGCAGACGGTAACGTAGCGACGTGTTTACCAGGAGTTGCCATAACCGATGATCTAATCGGGCAAGGCTTCGGGTTCTCACTTCCTTCCACGGCAATTATTGATGGCATACTGCTAGAGGTGAATGCAGCAGCAGTTGTTGGTGGAATAGAATCTTATGCGAACGTATTACTATTAAAAAACGGTTCAATCGCAGGATCAAATAGAGCTGCCGGTACCCTAGCCTCTTCTCTGACTACAAATAGCTTCGGGGGATCATCTGACAAGTGGGGAACTACGTGGCTATATTCCGATATAAACGATATAAACTTCGGGGCACTTGTAAACTTTCAAAGTAGTGCAGGTGGGCCGGGAACTATTCAAGTTGATTTCTACCGAATAACAGTTTTCTTCCATAATGTGTTTAACGATAGCCTATCGTTTAGTTCCACTACCTCTATAGCCGATACCCCAGTCAACATAATGAATGCGGCTATTTCGATTTCTTCGACATCTGGGTTAACGATTATAGAAACCCTTACCATGGCCGCATCTTTAAGTTTCCAGAACATAGCAGGATTCAGCGATTTAACGGCAGACATTCCCGGCCCACCATTACTAGGGTTTTCCATAACTGCCGGAATGTCCATGTCCGCTTCGAACGCTATCCGTACTCAATTGTCAATGAGTATGACTGCCGGGATTGGCGGGGATGGAGGAATAAGCGGATCGAGGGGAATGCAGTTTGGATTACAGGCTGGCGTATTTATGAACGCCACAATTGGGGGCAGACCGTTACTTACGGCTACGGATTATACAAGTCTTGTAACCAGTGAGCATAACAAGCGACCAAATTTCATGGCGATGATCGCCCAAGATGTGCAGGGATATGTCGATACCATCAATCTTCTGAGAAGCTTTAGTACGTTATTTGATATAGACCAAGCGCGAGGCCAGCAGTTAGATATGATTGGGGTGTGGATAGGAATAAGCAGAAATATTCTTATCCCGCTATCAGGGGTTTACTTTGCTTTCAATACTACTAGCCTTGGATTCAATCAAGGGACATGGTTCGGGATTGGGGATTCTACTTCAGGTGTAACTACGTTAAGTGATGGCGATTACCTGATTTTACTGAAGGCCAAAATTGCCTCAAACCACTGGAATGGAACGATACCGGGAGCCTATGCGATATGGGCGATAGTATTTCAGTTTCAAGGATTTATTCTATTGATTCAGGATGGCCAAGACATGACGATGGCAATAATCATAATTGGCACGGTAACTTCGGCTGTAACGCTATCGCTCATCACGAATGGATACATTGCACTCAGGCCAGCGGGAGTCCAGATTAGTGGGTACTATCAAAATACAGTAGCTAATTTTCCTGTATTTGGGTTTGGGATAGAGAATTCTACTATCGCTGGATTTAACGATGGCGCATGGGTTGCAAAAATAGGATAGCAATTACAAAAACATCAATGTTAGTATGACGGTGAGACTTTTGGAGAGTAGCTAGAGATGGCCAACACGAATGATTTCTTAGCGTTTGCGATAGCTGGTGGGGCGAATGTGGACTCACAGGCAACCTATGCCGCTTCTGGTTACGTTGGGCCGGGATTTAATACAGGGACGGCATTCGCCAATCAGTTAAACAAAGTCTGGCGGCAGTCGTCCACATGGGCAAATGTACTAGGGTTATTTCTAAATCAGGCGCAATTGGACGCGCTGGACACTGGCACCCCAGCGACTCTACTAACAAGTCTCACTACGGCAGTTAAGGCAGCTTCAGGACAAACGGCCCAGGTAGTAGCATTTTCTGCTACTCCGATATTCGATTGCTCCAAGGGGCTAAAATTTGAAATCACCCTTACAGGAAATGTGACAAGTTCCACGCTCATCAATGTCCCTAATGGAGTAACTATTGTATTAACCACCAAACAGGATGCTACAGGGAACAGAACATTCGTACCGCCTGCCGGAGTCCCATTGGATACGATTGATCCAGCGGCCAATTCCGTTAGTATCCAAAAATTCGAAATCAGTTCTACTGGCGTAATTCGCGTAGCCGGGCCAATGACGAGCAGCGCAGCATAAAAAGAGGGAGTTAGATGTCCACAAAGTTACGTCAGGTAGCGTTAGTTAGTTCAACAATCGATAGTTCCCCTATTGGTGGAACTGCTCCCAGTACGGGGGCATTCAGTGGGCTTACTGGCAATATCAATATGCCAGCCGAAACACCACAGCAAGGGCCAGCGACGGCCATAGTAGGAACAGGAGCAGACGTAGCGCTGTTTACGTTCCCTGCATTAGCGGCTGGAAGAGTTCAGTCATCCAAGGGGATTAGGATCACGCTATCTACGCAGCATACGGTTGGTACGGCTTCGGTATCGTATAAGTTGAAGTTTGGCGCAACAGTGGTGGAGACGTTTAGCATTGTGCCATTCAGTAACGTTTTAACCGATGTCAACGTCTACAACTTTTTCAATAATGCTGGGGTTCAGAACGCTCAGAATTGGCTAAGGACTGGAATCGTAAATCAAGGTGCCGGAAATCAGGGAGCAACAGCAACCAGCGGAACGGCGGCTATAGATATGACGGCAACGCAGGTTATCACGTTCACTTTCAATGTTGCCAGCACTGATCAGGTAAAACCAGTATTTGCAATGATCGAGCTAATACAGTAAATTGCAGATAACAGTTTGTGTTTAGAGTATCAAGGGAAAAGGTAACGCCAACGGCAACAGAAAGTCAGGATATGCTGCATGGACTATGGAATGCTATCAGGGATAATGCTGATAAGATATTCGACAATGTTTTGGGTTTATGCAGGGATGCGTTTATTCTTGTGCTTGGCATTCATTATCGGCATCATATGGCTAAGCGCAACGATGAATCAAAGGATTCACAAAGGCGCCATCAAGAAGCAGAGGACGCGATTCGAGAGCTTCAAAAATGGATGGATTCCGAGCATGACGGAGAACATGCCCGAAGTGCGGCGGCGGGGAAAGACAACGGTGTGGATATCAAGCCTGACATTGATACTAGGCATCGGAATAGGGTACGCAAGCCGTGACCATCAACTCGTAAAAAACACGCATACATATTTGGATGTTTTAGTGATAGAGCGTTATTCCGCTGATAAGTATTTACTCAAGCCAGCGCGAATGCAGCCGTGGATTTCGAAAACATGTGAGCCTGTAGATTTATCGACTGGCCACACCATGAAGTTTTACACGTTTGAACAAATGACGGATTGCCATAGGGTAAAGTCATTTGAATTCTATGCCAACACTAAAGGAGAGAGAATAAATGCTTCAACAATACAGATGCGGTGATCGCCCGCCACCCCAGCCGGGATGGAAAGAAGATGAAAAACCCAGCAAGCCTGAGTATCCAGAGAAACCAGAAGACGAAAGGGAAACTCCAGAGCAAGAACAATAGTCTCACTGCAAGACTTTTAGGGGAAAAAGAAAACATGACCCCAAACGAATTCCTTTTGGCAGCTTTTCAGGCGGCAATTTCAGCGAAGCACATTTTCCCTGAGTATGCGGCTTGTGAAGCTGCGCTTGAGAGCGCGTGGGGAAAGAGTCAGCTTGCGATTAAAGCTCAGAATCTTTTTGGAAGAAAACAAAGTCACCCTCCAGTATTTGACACGCTTGATATGCCAACGCATGAATACGTTCACGGGGAGATGGTTCCAGTAATGGCTCATTGGGTTAAGTATCCAGATTGGGCATCGTGCTTTGATGATCGCATGGCTCTATTACGTCGATTGAGCGTAGTGACAAATGAAGATGGTTCTTTAAAGTTTCCCGAATATCTTGACGCGCTGAATTCACAAATCGGAGAATCGTTCGTAGTTAACGTATCAAAAAAATGGAGTACCGATCCATTGCGCGCAACGAAGGTTTTACAGATTTATGCAGCGCATAAAACAGTGTTTCCTGCCCTGTCTGCCACGTCCTAAAATGCCCTGTAATCGCCCATAAATGCCCGTCATGCTATCGCTGTATTCCTTGTCAGCCCTTCCCGTATCTGAGCCAAATCGAGCGTTTCTAGCGATAAAAATAACTCTTGACACTGGTTAACAAAATAACTATAGTGTGCGCTGTACGGTAATCAACCGTAAAAAGGGAGAGCAAATGACGCTTATGCAATTATCGCCCTTCGCCATTGAAAGAATGAACGCGGCGATCAAACGGGGAGCACACCCGATTTACGCAGAGATGTGGGCAGCATGGCGCACATTGCAGGATAAGATTACTGGGCATCCCCAATACCGATATCCTGCTCCGTACTTACTTCTTAACCTCGCTCAATTCAATCAACACCAAATGGGAATCTACAATGATTTGATGTGGAAAAACCGCAGCGCCCCCATACCACCCGCTGCAACTCTTTAACTGCCGGGGATGAAAATGGAGAGAAAAGGGAGAAAATAGCATGTCAATACTCAGCTACGCTCAGAAACTCAAGTCACAGGTAACTAATTTCTTCTGGCCGGAAGAGACGAAATTTGAGCCGCTTATACCTAAACACATTTACGCTTTAGCCTTCGACAAGGCACCCATGAAATGCGCTAGTGTCAGGGTGAAAAGATCGAAGGCCATTCGCACAATTCGTCGCCACAAAAGACAACAGAGGTATGCGATTTAGTCTCACGGTAAGACTTTTCCAAAACGGAGAAACTATGTTTCTTGCAAAGGCGTGGAATAATTATCCTAACTCTGAATTCCTGGTATCTCTAGTTGGAACTGGAGTTAGGATAATCCCATTAAACCACAAAGCAATAGCCATCATGCTTGTTGTGGACGATGAAGGCGAACCAGTTGACATGAGTTTCGAGCATGCTGCCATTATTATGTATGACGAAACCAGAGCGTTGAATTAGATTGAAATGGTTATCATAATAATGTAAAATAGGGGAACCATGACGAAACCTGAAGACATGACGAAAGAAGAATTGCAACAAAAGATAGCCGATATTGGGCGCTTTTTGACGGGCCCTTACGTATCGCAGCCGGGGTACCTAAAGGGATGGGGCGTCGAATTAGAAGTGTACTCCGCAGAACTTCTCCGCCGTCTAGCCGAAGGCGAGCGTGGCACGATTGAAGTGCCGCATGAGCGTCTCTGCGGGAAAGAAAACCATCCCGATACGCCACACGTTTGCGATGAGCCGCAAGCCTTGACTGAACGAAGCAGGGCCGCTGGGTCAGGCTCTCCGCAAGGGGATTTGCTAGCCGCGCTAAAGGGCTATGAGCAATGGGAAGTTGATCTACTTAATTCATCTGAGGCGTGGCACAACGGTGGTAGAGACTTACCTGAGATCACGCAAGAGCTATGGGACAAACTGCTGGCCTTGCAAGCTATACGTAACGCATCTATCGCTAACTACGAATCGGGCGGCTCAGGGGAGCAGGGGCCGCGTCCGAATGCGCTTGAGTGGCTGAATGACTTCTTGGGTGTGCAGCCGCATGAAACGGTAGGCGCATCTGTCCGCTTCGTTACGACAGAAAACAATGGTGCGTTCCTGCTGGGCAAGGATGACAAACGCTGGCGGCTATCTGAAGTCTTGGAAGCATACGCCGCGCAATCCTCTCTGGGGCCGCGTCCGGTCTGCCCGAAGTGCTCCGGAAATGATTTAACGATTTGGGTGCGAGGCAGCGACAACGCGGTTATTGTTCAATGCCCCTGCCATAAAACATCTGACGATGGGATATGCAATAGCATTTCCGACTTCGCGCAATTCTTTGCTCCCTCTCAGGTCGTGAGCGAACTGGAAAAAGCCGTTGCTAAAGCTGCACGCTTGATTCCCAGCGAAGAAGAGCCTGAAGAAAATGCGCCGTGGATGGTCGAAGCCGAGCCGGAACCAATGGGGCCGTTTTCACTTGTCGAGGCAATCACGGCAATGATGGAACTGTTCGACCGAGAATTCAGTAAGGCCGATAAACGCGCTGAAGACCCCGGCGTGCTGGTGGATGTGGACGCCGACCCAGAGAAATTGATTGGTGACGTGCTTGATGGAATGTATTACCCGGTCGAAAGCGACAGAAAGTGGTACGACGAGCACAATGCCGCCGTGTCGAAACTTCTTGTAATTTTGCGCCGCGCCATACCTCAGCCCGTGGTGGATGTGGAGCGAGAGAAACGGATTCGAGAGATAAGGGAGCGCGAGAGCAAGGCTACCACAGGCCCATGGTGCTGGGATAATCGCGGCGAAAAGTGCAACGACATTCAGATAGGAGTAGCTCTCGATGCAAATGATACCGCTCTTGAGGGCAGCATAAATAATTTTGAAGTTGATGAAGTTGATTACTGCGAGAGCATTGCCGGAGAAGTTAAATCGCCACTCGACGCTGATTTTATTGCCCACGCCAGAGCCGACATCCCATTTCTACTCGAGCAACTGGCCGTACCACAGAAGGGGGCGGAACCGTGCCCAGTTTGCCATTCGCCCCACCCCTGTCAACACTCGGAGCCAACGGTTCACGCTCTGATTACGTCCGTTCTGGAGTCTCGCGGGGCCGCACCAGTAGCCACGCCGGAGCCAGGCAGGCCGAGCCGAACAAAGCTACTCATGAAATTTTGGTCGGCAATGCATCTCGCCGGGTTTGCCAAAAACGCATGAGGCGAAAAGGATTCAGCGAGAGCTGAAAATTAGAAGAAGAAAAGAGAAGAAGAAATGTTCACAGTGAAACTTATCAGAGGCAACGTCACGAAATTGGTGGCGGCAACCACAATTGTTATCTATCCCGCTGGCAAGCCAGAAGAAGCTAATGAGTCTCCTGCACCTCCAGTCGTTATGACGAACAAGATGCGCGAAATATCGGTGGAAACATCTAGCGGGCAGAAGCAGGCTTTTTACATTGGGGACGACGCCAGCAGAGAGGCCGCGGGGATTCCAGTTCAAGAGCTTTGGGATCACGCTTTCATCGAAAACGCCAATGGGGCAACCACGGAGCGTGTCTATGCATACTGAACCGACTCCAGACGAAAGAGATAGAGTCTTCTCCCATTTCAATATTTGCACTTGGGAGTGCTCTTCCTGTGGCGAGAAGTATCTTTCCAGCATTGCCCCTTCGTTCTGTCCAAAGTGCGGAGTAAGCCATGATGCAGGGCTTGACGGGGCGATTAAAGACGTACAGCGAGCCGGACAAATCATTGCAGCTGCTAGAGACGGCAACGGGCCTCCCGTTAATCCGCCGTCGATGCTCTGGAGTGCATTGTGTAGCATGTGCGATCACTTAGACACTCTTCAGCGAGCTATTGCCGCTGGAGAGTATTCAGAAGCAAGTTAACCGTTCCGCCCCCGCTGAGTGTGACAGCGGGGCATATTTGAAAAGAGGAGAGGAACAACCATGACTCCCAAGCCCCAGAGCGTTTGTAAGTGCGGACAGCGCAGTAATCAACACTATGAGTTAACAGGCTGGTGTTATGTATGCCCATGCGAGAAATTCGAACCCGTGGCCGAACCCGCAGAGCCGAGCGTATCGCCAGTTACTAAACGCATGATGGTCAAACCATATGGTGGCGAAGTACATGAAGAATGTCCTGATTGTCGTGGTGTGTGTTCAGAATACAAGAGCGCAGAGCCTACAGCAGAGCTTTGCGATAAACCGCAAATACCTGGGCCTGCTGATATTCCATGTGTTTTAGATAAAGGCCATTACGGATTCTGCCAGCCGGACTATGAACATCGCAGGAAAGTCGCCGCCCCGCAGCCAGTAGCCGGGCCATATGCGAACTGGAAGCCGGGAGATGCCGTTCCATCTCCAGCGGGTAAATATGCGCCAGCGCAGCCAGTAGCCGGAGAGGGGCCGCAGCCAGAGGAAGGAATAGATTTCGCTTGCGGCTGTTTTATTCGCTATTGGGTGCAGGATGGAGTTATCCGCTCGGGCTTGGCGTGCTGCGCTACGCATGAAAAGCCTAATCAGACATTGGCCAACCTGCTCAAGCATCGCCAGATTGAATTTACCCACAAGGCTGGCCTTGTAGAGATTGGGAATTGCTCTTGTAAAACTCCGATCATGCGCAAATGGTCTTTTGGTCAATGGAGCAGCTGGATTCACAACGACCCGCTAAAAGCTAACTATCAAAAACATTCATGTAGCGAAAGAGGCGCGAGTCCACATTCATCTACCGTCCCAACAGCCAATCCAATTCTAGGGAGCACGCGCTATGCAGAATGAAATTAAAGCCGAGGGAACGCCGAAGCTGGAAGAGGCGGCTAGACAATGCGCCGTATTAGTCGTCACCAAACCGCCGCTATCGAATGACTTGATCGTAAAGTTGTACGAGCAAAATGTGGCGAACATGACCGCAAGATTCTCCGACATTCTCCGCCCCTTCTTCCCCCCAGCCAGCACGCCGCGACCGTGTGTGATCCGTGGATGTAGAAATCTAGCGATGATGGAAGGTTTCGCATGTCCAAGCCATACCGAACTGGACGCGGCTTGGAACGAAATTCATTGCTGCGATGATGTGAGATTAGATCAAGGCTTGGCTGTAGCTATTGGCGATTTACAGAAGGCTCGTGCCATCGCGGAACAGACCAAGGCTGGATTTTTAGCGGCTGCGCTCAAGCGGCTGTACGAAGAAACTGCCGAGTATATTCGCATCAACAATCTTGGCGACGTTCATCACAATCAGGCAATGAAAGATGCGCGTGACATTCTGGCTACCTCAGCCAGCACAGGAGAGGCGAACGGGTGGGAGCGTGGAACTTAACGAAAAGGAGATCACCACAATGAGTGAACACCAAACTACAGAATGTGGGCAGTCCGAACGAGACAAGAGACTGCTCGAAGGGCTTGAAAATCCAACAATCATCTACTACGGCCCTCATCCATGTGACCTATGCGACGATGGCTTTATCGTTCGCGGATCAGTGGAGCAGGGATTCGGCGATATTCGGTTTGATTATCCCAACAAAAATGATTCCGTAATTTACCCCAACCGTAACTGGAAATGGCACCAATGTACGTTATTATCCGCAAGCGAGGTTATAGGTGACTAATCGTAGAGTTGCCGTTTCTGTTACGGATGCTCATATCGAGAGTGGTATTCGCGGCCATGCCGCCCGAGGTGCCTTAGCGCTGGCCTTACGAGATGCGGGGTTCCGTGCTCCATTGGTGTTTCCAGCGTCCATTGAAGCGACAGTAATCGTGTTGGACGGGCAGCAAGTTGATGTTTCCAAGCTACCCCGTAAGGTAATTGATTTTGACTGTGACTTCGAAGAAGGAAAGCCAGTTAAGCCCTTTACGTTCGTATTGCGTATTGCAGCGGTCAGGCAAACAGCAGTTCGGCTAAAAGTGCAGAAGATAAAGCTAATTAACACGCCGAAGGCCAGAGAGCGAGTGCGCGATTGGTTACTTAAGCAATGCGACACCGCCCGTAATACTAGAAATGATTTGCTACAAAACTGGTATTTCGATTGATGGTGGTTGTTGGCCCTTATGGATGTTCCGCAAATACACGCACCTGATTTTTGGTTGCTTAGGAAGGGAAAAATGAGAGGCTACATGGGAGTAAGAGGACAGTTTGACGCTGGAGATGAAGATCTAGATATACAGACTGAGGAATGTGGTCAATTCACGGGCAAATCGCTCGACGGTGCAGAATCGCATTGCAGGAAACCCAAAGGCCATGGAGGAAGCTGTAATCCGTTGCATGGCATGACATTCCTGGCCCCCACCAGCGTATTCCCAAGCGGAGCCGCCAAAAGAGGAGAGCAAATGACGTGTCGTAAATGTGGTTCGGCTGACATCCATACCAGTTTCCACGAAGATGAGTATGCCTGCCGCAACATCCTGCACTCTCAATATCGCTTTAATGGCGAACATCTTCACAGGTACTGTCGAGGTTGCCAGTATCAATGGTTTACTTCATGCGAGGATGCGGCCCAAGCGGAGCCGAAGGGAGAAAACGCGAAGTGACGATGGAAGATCGTGGAATGCCATCAAGTGTAGATGTGGAGAGAGCGATACTTGGGGCTGTCCTTTTAGATAATTCCTGCTTCTGGCAGACGGAACGGTTATCGGCGTCTGATTTTTCCGTAGAAAGGCACCGAATAATATATGGCTCAATCTGCTCTTTATGGGGCGATGGAAAGCCGATTGACTTTGTAACTATTACGGAAGTCCTGACGCAAGACGACAAGCTAGAAAAAGCTGGCGGGGTTATTTATGTAACGTCTCTTACAGACGGACTCCCGCGAGTTAAGAATATCGAACAGTACGTCAAGATCGTGATGGAAAAGTCCCGGCGGAGGCAATTTATTACACTGACCGCCGCTGCACTGGAAGAAGCCTACGGCAACTCAGGCCCGATAGAAGAGTTGATTACCAGGACGGAGCGAAATCTTTTAGACGTAGAAACGAATAAAAACTCAGAGCCGAAGCATATCAGCGACATTATTCCCGAAGCTGACGCGCAGATAAAAGCCGACGAAAAGCAGCTGGCGAGGAGAAACATGGAAATCCCTCAAGAATGAAACTTTTGATATCGCAAAAAGGATGGGTCTAATCTAATGACAGAACCACTAAAACAGGATGCAATAGCTCACTACTTAGATGAGGATGTACTTCTGAGTCTAGCAGATGCGCCAGAGAACGCTATTCAACAAGCCTCACAAGCCGCTTCTGCCATCATGGGCGTGATTGAGGGTAAACCCAAGGTAGTCACTTTTAATTCGGAAATTTACTTCGAGAACGAAGATTGGGTTTTCATAGGTAAATTCTACGGAGTAACGGTTCGCATTGTGGCTGATAGGTATGTCGAGTTCGGAACGGCCAAAGGATTTGAAGCGGAAGCCGAAGCGGTGCTTTCCTCTACCGGGCAAGTGGTAGGGCGCGCCTTTATGATGTGCCTTGATGACGAAGAAAATTGGGGTGCAGTTCCCAAATACGAATGGCAGGATGTGCTTGACGATAAAGGTAATAAAATTTGGGAAGAAAAGATTATTAAAGGGAAAAAGAAAAATCTTCCCAAGAGTGTCAAAGTGAAAGTGGGAGAGGTCAAAAAGCCGCTATTTCAGTTGCGCTCAATGGCCCAAACAAGATCGTCAAGCAAGGTTCTTAGCATGGTTTTCAAATTCATTCCTGTACTGGCCAGTAGGGGGGGTAGGAAAGTTTCTTCTACTCCGGCAGATGAGGCAAGCGAAGGCTTCACTAATTCAAATGAAACAGAGCAATCCAATCAGCCCACTCGCGCCAAGCGTAAGGAAACTCCAGTTGAAGAAAAACCCTATGATCCTGATTGCATTACGCGAGACGACCAAACATTTTTGTACACTGTATCAACAAAATGCAAATTGTCTCACGATGAAGTGAAGGCCAAACTTCAAGCGGAATTTAAGGGAAAGGATGGCAAACCACTTAAATCGAGTAGTGATATGTTGAAAAAAGATTTACAAGTATACCTTGATTCGGTAGATCAGAAATTCCAATTTCACCCCCCCGCGCCAACCGAAGGACAAGAAGAGCCAGGAGCGAACGGATGAGCCTAGACTCAGAAGAGTGTTTATCGAGAGAAGAAAAAATATTATCGGCAAAGTTTGTCCAGATTCAATTAATGCCAGCCGAAGTTGCAACTCATCCTATGGCATTGATGGCTCTTGATGAAAATGGGCATGTTTGGGATTACAACTTTGAGCACAAGTTATGGCATCCGCTTGGCACAAATAGAGCATTGCCAGAGTAAAAGTATCGCGGTAAGACAAACCGAGGTAGCCATGCCGTTTTATATTAAGCCTGAGAGATTCTGCGAAGACTGCGGGTATCCAATAGATCAATGCGAATGCCTATATCCAGACGAGGAAGAAGTTGAATCGGATGAAGAAGTGAGAGACGAGGATTACCTGTAATGTCAATTCGTAAGATTGAAGTTGATTTCGCTTTGCCAGTCGAACTGACCGATGACGAGATGCGCGGTTTGTGTGACATAGTGCAGCAGGTGGCCAAACGCCATCAACCTGAAGGAATGGTTCACTGGCAGTTTGGCTGTGGTTCAAAACCGGTATTCTCTCAGGCAGACTCTTTATTTCTCGGTAAACCAATTGATGATTCCGCTCCAGAAAGCGGCGAACCAACTTATAACGATGAAGTGTTTTACATCGAAACAGCTGCCCGTGAATCGTATCCAGGTGATAAATGACTCACTCTCTCCAATTCCACGAAGCCGATTCCACTGGAAAGCCTATACATGAATACAGTGTAGGAGGAATGCGAGTTCCGTATGTGACCTATGTGTTGGATAAGCGCGGGTTCTGTAATTATGCGGACTGCCCAGAAGATTACATGGAAGCCGCAAGAGAACGCGGCAACATAGGCCATGAAGTAACGCGCTGGTTCGATGAGAAGTATCCAGACTTAACATCAGCAATAAACCTGCTAGGTAATTCCCCTATTGAAGTTGTGATCGATTATCTGGCAGAACAGTTTGTTAAGGTGTGGCTAGATGAGTCTTTACATCCTTGGTCTATGACTATACTAAAGGCGTGGATATTATTTCGTTTTGATTTTGAATTCACGCCTTTATTAATCGAAAAGCCGATGGCCTGGAAATTAAACGGGATGATGGTATGTGGAACACTGGATAGATTCGGAACATCCAAGCTCGGTAATATGGTTATTGACCTGAAATTTACATCCAAGATAGAACGGTCAGTAAAGTATCAATTGGCCGGATACGCTTCCAATCCCGAGCTACATGCAAACGGAAAGCGACCACTGCGTTATGCTGCCCATTTCAAGAATGAAAAGTGCATCCCAGTTCCATTCACGCGCACGAAGGATGAGAGTATATTCTCTGCCGCGTTAGCAATCACTCATGATTTGTGGAATGGTGGCGGTAAATAAAGTCTTTCGGTAAGACTTCCGCCATATTGGGGCATCGCCTAGAATGCCTCACAATGGGCCACAATTGCCCGTAGAGCCATCCGTAGGGGTCGGGGGTGGGGTTCCCAATACCCGCTAAATTTAGCATTTTCCAGAGGCTGAAATAACTCTTGACAAGGTTATCATAATAATCTAAAGTGTATTCACCGTTAATCAAACGGACAGGGAGAAATTAGCAATGATTCACGTACAAAAAGACCCCCATAGTCATCCCGATAATATTAGTTATCAGGTTATGGATGGGAGCAAGGTTATTTGCGACAACCTAACAAAAACAGAAGCTAGTGAAATGAGCGCTAGGCTTGAATACAGCGGCGATACCGAAGGTTACTAAAGACTAAAAAGTCTTACCGCAAGACTTTTAACATCAGGCAAACCAGAAGTAGCGGGCTAAGACAGCGCGCAAGAAAGGGAGGAAATGAGATGGCGAATGAAAATCAGGTTCCTAAAATTAGGATTCTGGGCACCTTGGCAACATCGAATGCGACATTGGCAGCAGTCACGGCGGATACATGCGCTTGCTGGGATGGCCCTGAGTTCGAGAAGGCCAAAAAACTGCTGCGATATGGCACGGAAGTTCAATGTAATGACGCGACAGCCTATGTCGCAGTGACGGCATTAGCCTTGGAGATGCTCACACTGGGTCGGAAAGTAAAAGCCAATATCGTAAAAAACTGGTAAACCAGGTGCGCAGGCGGGGCGCACCTGGAAAGGGGAAATGATGGATAACGATTGGAACGGTATTACTAACGACGGTCAGCCCGTGAGTATGACAACGGCGCAGATGTCGGAATATGCACTGGCGACTAACAAACAGTTTCAAATTGGCTGGTCAGATCAGTACACCTTCCCTGATGATTGCTCGACGCTAAGACTACGCGGAGCAAGATTCGTTCGCACTCGCGGAAATGAAAGTTATGCTGCCTCTGCCGAACGTGCAGGCTGGAAAGACTTGGCTGAAAAATTTAAAGAATACGGGCTGTGAACCGTAGGGGCGCACACGCGCTAAGGGGGATTTAATGGCGACACAAATGTCAAATCTGGTTGTGTTAGATCGCTTAGACGAAATCGGAGAGATGGTTTGTCCGTTTTGTGGCGAGGGCGATCATGACAGGATTGGGCTTAAGTTGCATCTCGAACAGTGGTGCGAGGCTTTCATCAACACGCCGAGAAGTTAATCGGGAGCGGAGTAGGGGGAACAATGGCAACCAGGGAAGATGCTTTCGAGATTCTAACTGTCGCGCAAAAGCGGTTGTTGGTAAAACTCGCGGATGAGGGGCAGAAATCATTTAACCGCCGCGTGCAGAAGCCTCTTGAGTTTCTTGAATCGCTCGGCTACGTGACGATTGACTTTCTCCCGCATCCGGGCAATGGCTTTACGATCACAGTTGATATTACTGATCTAGGCTTGGCTATAACAAACAAGCACTGGAAGGCTCCAGCGTGGGCCATGCCAAGTAAGCGGAGAGGTATTGCTGTTTGAGCGGCTCCCTGGCCCCACCACCAAAGAGAGGGAGAAGAAACGTGACGTTTGAAGTTGATTGGGAAGCTCTGATAATGCAGGAGATTGGCAATCAAAAATGCACACGCAAAGAGGTTGCCCATACCTACTCGGTTCTGCTGCGCTCTCATCCAGCACCACGTTTCGCGCCAATTAATAAGGCAATCGTTGACCGCTGGAGCCTTAGCGGGCTGGAATACATCAAGGAATTAGCTTGGAAAACAGCGGAAAGACGCGCTTAAATCGGGGGAGAAACGCGATGACAGAGAGTAAGCACACGCCAGGGCCGTGGAATCTAGAGACGGTCAAGACTTCTATTGGGGTATGTCATAAGATAGGGCCTCTAGGTGCGTCCACAAAGATCAATTCAGCCTGCCTATACGACGATTGCTATTCGGATAAGCCACGCGACTTACAACTGTTAGCCGATGCTCACCTAATCGCAGCAGCACCCGAGCTTGTCAAGGCTCTGGAGGCCATCCAGGATGAGTGCGAACATCAGGACTCTTCGGTTGACCGGGTAATTTACAGGCGCATAGGCTCTGTAGCAAAGGCCGCACTCACCGCAGCCGGGAGAATAGAAGAGAAATGAATCAAGAATTAACTATCCAAAATCCCAGCGTTTTTAAACTATTGGCCGACAAGATAAAGCAGAACGTTTCTTCATTCGGAACTAAGCTAGTCAATGTTGAATCTTACAGAGATATATGTGGAATAATCGCCGGGATTGCCTCATCCAAAAACCGAGTTTCTGAGCATTACGATCCTAAGATCGCCGATGCCCGTGTGCCATACCAAAATTTACTGAATGAGCGCAAGGAAATACTAGATGCAATGGATCAAGGTCAGACTATGGCCAACCGCCTGAAGTACGATTACGAAGAAGACCAAGAGCGTGTTCGCCGTGCGGAAGAAATGCGACTTGAGGCAATTGAAAACAAACGTATTCAAGATGAGGCTAAACAATTGGCCGAAGATTTAAAGGCACAAGGTGATAAGGCTGGAGCAAAAGAAGTTTTGGCCGAAGCCAAGGTAACAACGGCAACTATTACCGTTCCATCTGCTGTCCCGTCCATAGCAGGAATGTATACAAAAAAGGCCACATGGGAATACGAGATAATCGATGCGGGGAAAGTGAACGAATCCTATCTGCACAAGGTTCCAAATGAGGAAAAGATTGCGGAGTTGGTCAAGCGTTTGGGATTGGGTGCAGAGCAGTTAATCGGAAAAGGCTCAATCAGAATTACCAAGAAAATTCCTAAGACTGTCGTGAGGGGAGCGAGGTAATGAACGATCAGGAACGTACATGGTGCGCTAATGCGATTCATCGCGGCGGTAGCTTCGTACATGCTCTGGGCACTGCATGCTTACAGGCGGATGACAGCAACTTTATTATCCTTAGACCAGCCCTAAGGGAAATTATGGAAAAATATCCGAAGTATTCAGAGGAGTAATCATGCCTTGGGATGTACGAATAATCGCCAAATTCCCGCACCTTACTGATAACTCGGATAACGCAGTAGCCATCCGTGCGCTAACTTGTAAGGCATATACGAATCACATGCCAGAGCATGATTGGGACGAAGTAAATCCAATGGTGCGAGATCACTGGTGCACGATTACTGCATCATTGCTTCAGGTTATGGGAAAGCAAAAAGTCTCGCCGTAAGACTATTGACAATGTGGCATCGGGTGAAATAGTATTTCTTTACGGCTTCCACGCCTAAATGGGTTTCCACGGGCCAGAGCGGTCACTCTGGCTCACCCTTTTGACCGAAAGGGAACTTTTATGGATTTACAATCCGACGCTTATTTTCTCGAAGAATCCCCTATAGTAAGTGATAGTAATCAGCTCATTCATAGTCCTCCTTCTATTGTTGCCCTGTAGCTTATTCCTAATAAATTGCAAGAGTTGTAAGACTTTTATTTTTTTGTTTTCAAGATAAGGACGAGTTCCCGCCATGACAGACGGTATGAAGGATTCTCTTGAGCAGGTAGTGGATTTGATAGGAGACATTCTCTCCGACAGGACAATAGCTTTCCGTAGAGACTTCGTGGAAATAGCAGGCAGCGCCGCAGGTGCTCTATTTTTATCCCAGGCAGTTTATTGGACAGGAACTAAATTAGATGGATGGTTCTACAAAAGCCGGGATGAATGGACATCCGAAACTGGACTTACAAGGTATGAGCAGGAATCGGCTAGGGTAGCACTTAAGAAGATCGGAGTGCTGGAGGAAATAAGAAAGGGATGCCCCTTTCAGCTTCATTTTAAGATTAATGTAAAAGAGATTTATCGCATACTATCCGCTAAATCCAGCATAAAGCATTCGGGTAATAACAGCCGTCATTCGGTTGGAAGTAACCTGATGGATGGTGGTAGTGCACCCGTCCATTCGGTTGAAAACAACCAACCCTATAAGGAAGCAGAGATTACTACAGAGAATACTTCAAAGATTACACATAAGACCATCAATGAAGATTTTTCTTTAGTAGGAGAGGAAAGTAACGGGAAACCCAAAAAACGTACAAGGGTGTTAAATATAGAACTCCCGCCGTGGCTTCCCCTCGAAGAATGGAATGGATGGCTTGAAATGCGCATCAAGATGCGTAAGGCCGCTACCGATCTTGCTAAAAAGTATGCACTTGAAGAGTTGGATACCCTGAGAATACAGGGCGAGAATGTGCGCGAGGTAATTAGGAAGGCAATATCAAAAAACTGGCTTTCTTTTTATGCTGTGAATAACGGCTATTTCAACGGCAACGGCTCCCACAATGGCCAGCAATCGCTCACAAATGGCGCAGGAGCGACAACTAGGCTACTAGACCACCTACCGGGGCCTGAAGAGACACAGAGGCGTAGGGAAGCCGACAACAAGCGATTGGAAGAAAAAAGAATGGCAAGGGGAATATGACACTAGAACAGCTCACAAAATTCTGTAATGGCCATCAAGGAATCACAAAAGAACCATTTGGTATCGACAAGTGGCGAGTAGCAACGGATGGCGTCGTGCTGATTGCCGAAAATGGATTAAGCCCGATTAAACTGCCCGAACTTGAGGCATGCAACAACCGAGATTATATCCTGAAAATGCTTTCTGTTGAAATTCCAGATCAACTCTATTCCTTCGAGCATTTGAATGGATTTCTTAGCGGGGAAGAAACTGAGTTAGTTCACCCGGTATTTTTCAATGGCCATGCCATAGATAAATCCAGACTGCGTAAAGTGTTTTCTGTCTGCATAGAGCGATACCGCTTTGCGGTGAGCAATCAAGGCTGCTATCATTGCTTCCATTTTTCATTTGGCAAAGTAACCGCGCTTGTCATGGGAATGAGGGACATTGTTAGTGCGATACGTTACGAGCCAATCAAGTATCCACTAGTCTCACAGTAAGACTTTATGGCTGAATTTCCCAAAACTTCCGAGGCTCTGTACACGGCTGGATATCGTTTCAAAAATAACAGCTATTGCAATAGCAGGGAATGTGCGGCTGAAATTCAGTGGTGGACAACGCCAGCGGGTAAAAGTATTCCGCTAGATCACGGAACGTTAGAACCTCATTGGGTCACATGTCGAGATGTAAAGAGATTTAGAAAGCAAGTCTTACCGCAAGACAAATGAAAAACGGAACCAAGAGAGCGCCCTCAAAATCCGATTACGAACTAGGCCCACAGTTGCCGCATAGCTTAGACGCGGAAAGGGCCATACTGGGAGCAGTAATCCTTAAAAATGAGTGCTGGTTCCAAGCTGAAATCATGTCATATCTGGATTTTTATTTACACGCTAACCAGATAGTTTATCTGCGGATGGCGGAAGTGATTAGCAGTGGCAAGCCGGTAGACTTCATAACTCTTGGAGAGTGTATTTCGTCGCATAAAGAACTAGCGGAAATCGGCGGCGACAATTATTTGATGTCCCTGACCGATGGACTTCCAAGAGTAGGCAACATTGAGCAGTATGTAAATATCGTTAAAGACAAAGCGGCACTACGTAGGCTGATAAGCGTTTCGCAAACCGCAATCCAATCAGCTTACGATCAGGCGCAGCCAGCAGAAGAAATAATGGCCGAAGCAGATCGCGCTATATGTGAAATTCAGGGGCACGGTAAGAGTAAGCCTAGCCACGCTTCCGAGATAGCAATAGAAATCAAGCAAGAATTTACGAGGGTAAGAAGCATTGATCCATCCAATGCGGCCATCGGGTTATCGGCGGGGTTAGCCGGACTGGACAAAGAAATACTTGGATACCATAAAGGCGAGATGGTACTGATAGCGGGGGAAACCAGTAGCGGTAAGTCCACGCTTATGCGTCAAGGCGTGCTCAGTAACATATTGCTGAAAATTCCTACGCTCATCTTTAGTTTTGAAGTCAAGCGCAGGCAGCTCATTACGAATTTGTTAAGCCCCATATCGAATATCAGCGGAATGAAGCTGAGGGATTTTCGTGAGTTGGACGATCAGGCCCATGTTTTAGGTAAGAAATCCGAAGTTGAAACATTTTTTTCTTACCTTGCAGACACGGCAATTTGGCCTCTATGGATCGAAGACGATGTGAGGAATAGCCACATCTCGAAAATATGTTCCATAGCTCGAATGATGATACGCAAGCATGGAATTGAAAGCGTGTGGCTGGATCAGGCGAGTCTTGCGCGGGGAACGGGCGATTCAGAAACGGAAAGATATGAAGATATTTCCAAGGGCATGGTCGGGCTAGCACGGTCGGAAAATGTACAGGTAGGGGTATTGTCACAGCTGACATCCGACAAAGAGCGGCAATCGTTAAAACGGCCACCTCGTACAGGCGACGTTAAATGGGCAAAGAGACTTGAAGAAGATTCAGCTACGGAGATATTTCCATGGAAAGACGAAAACGGAAATCGCTGGTTAATAATCGGGAAGCAGAGAAATGGGCCGCTCAGTAAAATTCCGGTAACGCTGGACAGGGCAATATTATTGTTCGAGGATGGGCATAAATGAAAAAGTGGGAATGCTCTCAAGTCGAATATGCTATTTCCGACCTAGAGGCACTACGTGATTTTAACCCGCCAGAAGAAGTGCATAAACCTAAACTTGATAGGGTCATAGATAGGCTTTATAAGTTATTGTCAAAGGTTAGCAAATAACTCTTGACATCCTGTTTTATATAATGATAACGTGCGAGAGTAGACTAAAAGTCTTACTGTAATACTCCAAAAATGAAAGGGTGTGAAGGTTAAGGTTATGGCGACGAAGAAATCAAAGAAAAATAAATCAAGCAAATCGGACGCAATGCGACGTATGCGCGAAGGTGCTCCAGCGGCGGGTGAGGAAACTGAACCACGTGAAACCAAGGCGCAAAAAAGGAAGCGCGAATCCGCAGAAAAAAAAGAAGCGCTCAAAGAAGCAAAGAGAATCGAGAAAGAAGCGATTAAGCTTCAACACGAAGCCAATAAACTCGCTAAAAAGACAGAACGTGAGCAAAAAGCCGCTGCACGTAAGGTCGAGAAAGAAGCCAAGCGCAAACCTAAGACTGGCGCACTCACGATTGAGCAAGTCGTATCGTTAGGCGATAGCGCGATTGTGCAAACTCTGCCTGAATTGAATGAAGAGCAGAGGATTTCCTTAGCTGACAAGGGCGATGCCGAGATCAGGAAGCTTGAAGGGCGCTTCATTTCGGCGGCGATTATCATTCGTCAGTTCATGGTCTATGAACTATGGAAACTGGCGCAAAATCCAGAAACCGGAAATCGCGGATTCAAGTCCATCGAAAAGTGGGCAGCGTCAGCAATGCCAATGTCGCGCTCCGAAAGATTCAAGGCGATCAAGGTTGCTGAGAATCTTGTGCCACACATTCCCGAAGAGGACTTAAAGAAAATGTCCTCTCGCAACCTACAATTGCTGGTGAGTGTGCCTAAGGCTAAATTGGCTGACCCCGAAATTATCAGCGCGGCCAAAGGGTCAGAAACCAAACTTCGCAAGACTGTAAATAAAAAGGCACCAGAATCCGGCATCGAAGAATCCGAGCACATTTTAGTACCTAAGTCCATCCGTGCCTCATTTAATGAGGCCATTGAAGCGATTACTGCCCTACATGAGCTTGGCGATAGATATGAAGCCATGGAAGGACTGGCGATTTACTTCATGCAGGGACAGACCGAGCATCCTGATTTTGCGGGAATGAGCAACCGAGATGCCTATAACGCGCTGAAGGATCGAGAAGAGGATGGCGATCCCAATCCGGAAGAACAAGAGCTGCACGTCAATGGCGAGAAGACGGCTTAACAAATAATTCGCATGTCCCAGACACGGCTTGCGAACGATAGGCGGGGTAGGTCAATTTCCCAAGAGTTGATTTATCCCGCTTTAAATCTTGGGAGAAAACTAGATGCAAAAAGTCTTACCGCAAGACTCTGTGTTATTCCAGCCATCTTTAAATGGTCTACGGGCCAAATCGACAGGAAAATACCGCGAAAGTGCCGAGCCAATCATAAAATTATTACTATCCCTAGCGGAAGATGAGCGCATGATTCAGTTCTTCTTGCTTTTGTCCCGGAGCACGAAATGACAAAGTCCAAAAAGCTATTGTGGCGCAGCGGAGTAATCGGTATTGGATTTCTTTGGAGTGCGGTATTGTGGCATCAGCAAGTAGTCGTGGACAGGGCGGCTAGAGAAGACCAAGAAAGAATAGTCACAACGGCGGTCTCTCAATCTAACCAACATGCCGACCAGCAGATAGGAAATGTCAGAGAGGACGTTAAGGGCGTAAAAGGGGATGTGCGAGAAGTGAAGGGCGATTTGGCTACCACAACGCACGATATACGGGATGCGCTAAGTCAATCCGGGATCGAAATCGGCCATAGCATTGAAAAGGTCAATAAGCCAGCGCCACCAGAATTGGCCCAACTGGAATTCAGTTTTTTTTCGCCGAACACTACCACCTTTCCCTTTAGGACGACATCAATCATTCCGGACAAAGATGGAAATTACCCAGTGGAAGTGTATTTCACCAATATGACAGATGTAACAGCGGAGGAAATTGATATTTGGCTGGCGGTCTGTGACGACTGTTCGTTCGTGGCCGAACCTGCTGGATTTGATAGACCAAAAGGAACCAGTGAGCAAATGCGGCATCTCACAATTCATGGACTTAATCCTGGAACTTCGTGGGAAAGAATATCGCTGCTGGTGAAATCTCCAATTGTAGTTACGCCCAGTACTTATTTCTCATTGGCCTTTTTGTATTCCTGTAAAACGTGCGGAAAGAAAAAACCAGCTCAGATAGCGAAAGTATATGGCAGGCCCTAGGGGCTGGCTTTTACGCTGCTTTCGTAAGCTCTTTATATTCGACGTTGTCTGATTCGATCATTTTCAGAAGAGTATCACGGAAAAGAAAAGAGTTTTTACGGTTATTAAAACGGAAGCACATTTCGTCAAGGTATGCCGCAAGATGCTTTGCGCTGATCTTGTGCCACGTTCCCATGATGCCGCGTTTGAGCAGATAAAATGCGGACTCAACCGTATTGGTATAGATGTCCCCTTGCACGTAAACATGCTTAGAGTGATTGATGGTTTTGTGCTTCGCCGCATCCTGTCCAGCGCGTTTCATCGCATTAGGATATGCGCCAAAATCATCGGTTACCAGCACGTCCACATCCGCGCTCACGTTTTCTTTAATGTACTTCGCCAGAGTGCCAGACTTGCAATCTTCCGCGTGGAAGAAACGGAGATCGCCGCCGCGCTGCCGAATGCCAATAACGATTTCTTTGTTGTTTTTTGCGCGTCCACTTATGGCTGTACCACATCCTTGAGCCAGAAACATGGTTTAAGCTTGTGGCCAGAGTTAATGGGGCAAACTCAGGTGCACTTTATGTACAAGAGAGAGGAAATATTGCGGGGTACGGGAAGATAAGTTTGCCACCTAACCATACGTGGAAAAGTTTCTGCAATTTACTTTTGCAAACTCTACCCAAGAAAACGCGAGATCATTACCTGATTCGCTTTAAGAAATTTATTAAGGGTTGGCGAGATAGAGGCTATACGCAGATACCGGACGAAGCCCCACCCGAGCTGGAGGCAAAATGCTGGGCACCGTCCTGGCGAAGGATGTGTAAGGTGCTGCTAAGGTCGGATTGGTGGTGTCATGGGCTGGGAAGAAGTGCGGCAAGAGAGCTAAAAAGTCAGAGATAAATGGAATAGCTAGAATAAAAACCAATCTCTGCTGGAGACACAGAAAAACATTGACTGAGGAATACATTGCTGACATACTTAGTTTAGAAAGTTAGCAAAATGACTAATCCACTCATCGCGATAGACAGCATTTCATTTACGGCGTACGTTACGCCCGAGCCGCAGGGTAGCATGAAAGCGTTTATCCCTAAGGGATGGAATCGGGCAATCATTACCAGCGACAACAAGGATTTAAAATCATATCGCCAAGAGGTATCGAAAGCGGCACTTGAGCAGAGAGCCAAGATTGGTTTTTATGATGTTATGTTTGGCAAACATTCGCCAGTATCGGCGGTTTTCAATTTCTATTTTGCCAAACCAGATTCGGTTTCAAAGAAAAGAACGCAACATGTAGTTAGACCAGACCTCTCGAAGCTTATCCGGGCTACCGAGGACGCGCTAACGGGAATCATCTACACGGATGATGCGCAGATTGTTTCAATCAAGGCAGAAAAGTTCTATGGCTTGCCGGAGAGGGTAGAGGTTACGGTAAGCGGGAAGGTGTCGGAAATACCGCAATCTCTTTTTATGACGAGCGAAGATGGATTCTAGCCAAGCAAATACGAAAGAAGAAATTATGGAATTTGCGATGCGCGATGAAATATTCGCGGCTGAATCTATCTCTCTTGAACCATGCAGCCAAAGTCTCACGGTAAGACTGCCAGATAAGTTCAAGCACTTCAACAGTAAATATTTTGCGATTATTCCAGCATGGAGCGAAGACATTGATTTAGAAAAGGAATGCTTGCTACTTTGATTTGTGGGTGTAATAATAATTTTGCTAATCAAAGGAGAACAGTGAATGAGACATAAAACAAAAGCTACGGCAATGTTTTTGGCAATCGCTTTGCTAGTAGGATGCGCTAAGTTGCATCGCACTCCGAATGCTGATAACACTCCAACCGCGCCTGTAACGCAACTAGAAAAGGTTAACGTTGACAATGCCCAAATCAGCGTACATAACCATGCCGTAGCCGAAAGCCTTGTTGCAGCTCATCAAAGTGGTTTCATTGAAACGGAATACTTCGATAAACTCTCCGCTGGACAAATCAGGATCACGCGTATTCACGAGCAGCTTACTCCGCTGCTAGCTCAACCCGTAGCCGCGAACCCTGCCCAAATTAAAGGGCTATTAAAAGAAATTGGCGATATTGGGGCGCAGATGGTGAGCGACGGAACTGCTGGAGTAAAAAATCCAACGGCGCAGCAGCGTGTTGTGAGTGAGATTCAATCCATTATCACGCTGGCTAATTCAATCGGTTCCACGCTCACGGCTGCTGGAGTGTTGAAGTAGTTAAGACTCAAGCGGTAATTCATTAAGCGAAAAAGGAGCAATAAATGAGCTGGAGTTTATCGGCAGTCGGCAAACCGTCACCTGTAGCCACCAAACTGGCAAAAGAGTTTGCCAAGAATACATACCTTGGCAAAGAGGAATCCGAACTTAAGGACATGGCAGCGGAATTAGTAGCTAAAACCTTGGCAGCGACTACCCGTAAAGACATAGCCTTGCAAGTAGATTGCAGTGGTAGTGGTTCTACGCATCCAGTAGACGGCAATCTGCAAACTGTGTCCGTGGTTATAAGGCAAATATACGGATTTGTCGAGTAAGGATTCCAAAAATTAAGGAGAAATATATGGCATCTCTCTCAAGCGATACAGCATTAAAACTTGCAGCACTTCTATCCGCCCTTACCGCTATCGGAGTAGAAGACTTGGCTGCCATCAGGTCACTTGATACTCTAGGCCCTGTAGTGGCCGATAATGTTGCAAGCCTTCAGGCTACGGCGCAGCAGCTTGACAAATCCACGATTGACGCATTGAATGCCGAGCGTGTAGCGGCGGGACTACCGGCACTCTAATGCATAGCGTTCAACTCATTGCCGCAATAACTCTTAATGCTGTAACCGCTGGCAAGATATTAGGCGAAGTATCAGCAGTCTATGCGGTACTGCAAGGACTAAAGAAAGCTTTCCCCGCACTGGCAGGGCGATGGATGATTGTATTAAATATTGCTCTGTCGTTGTGTGGGGCTGCTACGATCATCCCGCCTGATAGTTTATTTTCAACGGGAACGCTTGTCATAGTATTACTAGCTGGTATTCAGGCCGCTGGGTCTGCTGGAATACATGGAACTGTGCAGAACGTAGCTCCAGTGGCTTTGCAAGCGGTATTAGGTCAAGCTCCAAAGGCTGATGCGACATTGCCATCGGATAGGACAGCGGTAAAATAAAATGTCAAGAGAGACAAAGCATCTGGAATTTGTAGCACTCGAAAGGATACGCAGAATCATGGTCGAATTCGAAGCTCTCCAAGCCGCCGTCCCAAAGTTAATCCAAGCCTATAGAGACGAAGTAGCCAAAAACGCAGACCTGACAAAACAGCTCGGGAACCCGCCGCCACCTGACCCGGCTCCGGCAGATGTGGCCGCATTGACAACTGAAATCACTGATGTATTGAATCCGCCTGCTCCTACGACGTAAATCCTTCCCAAAATCCATCTACGAGGGCCAGAATGTAATCAGTTTCTGGCCCTTTCTTTTGCCATAAAATAATGCTTGACATAGGTTATCAAAATAACTAATATTATATCCAAATGTTAAGGATTGGAGTGGCTATGGAAACCCAAACGTGTACACGCGATGAATTAAAAAAGGCATGTCAGGATGCATCTAAAGAACCAGAAAATGCCGTGCGTCTGTTGAATGGCTGGTTTGTAGTTGCACGGAAGATTTACCCGCAACCTGCTCGCGTCGGCCCTGCATGGACAATGCATTATTACCTCTATTCTCCTACCGGAAAGAGTTTCGGTGGAATGACTAACGTGCAGTCATTCGCCAGTCACTTCAGTAATCTTTATGGATGGCAATGGCTAGACGATTATAGGGCAAATGGATTCGTAGCCGCATCCGATAAAATTGAATGCGTAGTGACCTATTTTGAGCGCGGAAGATATAAGGGATTCGGTAAATAAGTCCGCGCCAAAATCTAGTGACATAATGGAGTTCCATGTGAGTGAAATAAAAACATTTCTCGATCTTGATATGTGGGGCGAACCACGACGCTACACTCCCCGCCCGATTGACAAAGAAAGCGAAGGCGAAGAGATTGATGCACTAAGCAGTGACACAATGAACGGGAACGAACTGGACAGGGCGCATGGAGGTAAACAGTGAGCGCATTACTTTCGATTATTTTTATGGCTGCAATGACACCTTGGCGGGCGTTTGTGCTATTTAAGATTTGGTTCTGGTTTCTGGTTCCAGTATGGCCAATGTTGGCCGCTCCAAAGTGGAACATTTACGGGATTGGAATTATTGTTGGCTGGCTAACGATGAACGGGAAGCGCGACAAAGAAAAAACTCAGGCAGATGATTGGGGCTACTATGCGACAGCCTCTTTTTTGTCGCCAGCAATTATTCTGTTTATTGCTTGGGTAATAAAAGCGATTTGCCTATGAAAGCCAAGCTTATTCCGATGCCATGTCGAGAAGATTGCTATGAAGCATGGTTTCAGGAATATCGTGAGCGTAGGAAATATGAGCGCATTCTTGAAGCCGAAGAGAATCGTATGAAATGGCAGTCAATCCGTAATGGAGTATTGATATCGGGAATCATATTCCTTATTGGCTTTGGGATGTACTGGATTGTGAGATTAGAGATGTAGGATAAAGTATTACAGTTAAAGAGTTAATGGACAAACTTAAGTCAATGCCGAAGGATTCCAATGTTCTATTGGAGTGCTCCAATTGTGGCTATCGCACAGATTCAGGCGATGCTTAAGATTACGTTAAGTCATTCCAGGATGGCTCGATAACAATCTCTTAAAGTCTCACCGTAATACTATTTTGTTTGCCATAGTTTGATAACCAAACTACAATAATCAATATGGTAAACAAGGCAGTAGCGGCGACAAAGACAAAGCGGCCACCTGGAAGGCCAAGAGAATCCTTCAGGGACAATACGGCCAAGGCTCAAGCTTTTGGTTTTAAATTGCGCCGGTACAGGGCCGAAAAGAGACTGACGCAGCAGCAAATGGGGAAGTTGATGCGGATCAATGGCGATGCAATTCCAAGCAAGATTGTAATAGCGCGGTGGGAAGCTGGGAAGCATGCTCCGCAGAGGCGATACGTAGAGCGATTGGATCATTTGATTAACGCCTAGGATGGCCAGCGAGCCTATAAACAAAACGCAAGAGGAAAATAAATAAATGAAATGCTTTAATGGTAAACGTCAAGATGTCCACTTCGAGAAAGTCCAGCTCAAGCGTCTAAAAACCAAAACAGTTGAGCGCACAGCCACACTATTCTTTCGGCTAAAACTCACCCAAGCCAATATCAAATCCGCGCCTAAGTTCATTCAGGAAGCCTATGCTTCAATCAAGAATGTAGCGGCGTCCATCGAAAAGAGCACCTTACTGCAAGAGATTGAAGAGCAGGACATAGATATTTTCTATCTACCTGAAGATGCTACGGCCAATCTCAGGATTCAATCGGTAGACATTGCCAAGATCGTGCTGGAGCGCGGGGAGAATGCGGATATTTTCATGCTGTTTCGCGTGGTAGTACCGATGGACAAAGTAATCGGGGAGTTCTGTGTAGCGGAGTTTGGTACGGATAAATGGCTGGAATTTTCCGAGACGCAAGCCGAATTATTTGAAGAGGAAAACACAGAAAAACCAGTAAAGTCTCGCAGTAAGACTGCCAACGTAAATTAGTTATGGCTGACATGTGTTCTGGATGTGGCAAACACCCTGCTTTAACGAAGCTTTCAGGCCGAAGAGTAAACAGGCAAGCGCCACGATCTTTGTCAAAGATGTTTCAGGAGTGGGAACGATAGCAGACGAAATGAAGCCACGAAAACCGCTCAAGAAAATATCGGACAAACGGCTGAAGATGTTGAAAGAAGCGAATGGGAATATTTTCTCTTTGCAGCACAATAGTACGATTAGGAGGAAGCTATGCAATGCGCAGAGTGCGGAACAGAAATTACTAGTTCCGACATATACCCAAACGCCTACGGCTTCGCATTCTGTGAATCTACATCGGTTCCGATTGAACAAGAAGCATGCGAAGACAAATTTGAGCGCAAACGTTGGCAAGCAGCGCAAACCCGTAAACAAACAGAGCACAAAACAGAAAGCAAGACTCCAGAAGCTAGCGGCAACAAGACAGAGATGGTGGGACGAAGCGCAAGCTAGTGGCAAACCCCTTAACTGTGGAATATGCGACGAAGAAATTAGGATGCAAGAAGAGTTGGCGAGTGATCACATCGAACCCGGAAACGGAAAGTCTGACAGTGAGACTAATTTACAGCCAACTCACGGCATTTGTAACGTAATAAAAGGGTCGAAAAGGAATTTTAAGATTGTGTGCGGGGACAGGAATTGGCGGTTGATTCACGGGTTGTTATGAGCGAACAGACTTCATATCGTTGCGATATATGTAATATCGAAAAACAGCAAAGCAATCATTGGCTGAAGGGGTATCTGCTCTATGCGGAATCTGCTGTTTCAAGCGGAATAATTATAGTTCCATGGTTAAGTGATGATGTAGCGATGACAGATGAAGGGCAGGTAAGACTAAGGCTATTAAAACCAGGCGCGCATCTATGCGGTGAGGCCCATGCAATCAAGTGGGCAAGTAAGAATCTGGCGAAGGGGAAATATGAGCACTAATTTAATAAGCATGGAAATGAAACAACTTCCACGTATCAACAAGCTGGTATCAACGATAAAGGGTAAGACGATCCAGCAATGTGAAGTAATCGATTTCAATCCAAAATGGATGCTTGCTATAACCTCAGATAGTTCACGCTACTGGATACATCCTGATTCCGGCAAAGTGCTAGTGATTGTGGAGAAATAATTGAGCCTAGAAAAACAAGTCCGACTTGCTATTGAAGAGCTGAAAGCCAAGACTGGATATCCTGCTCACTTCATTAACGCTCCTCATATCAGAGCAATTGGCGACAAGCTGGAAATGGCTTTAGGCGAAAATCAATCCGCAAACTTGCGCGATGATGTGTTAATGTTTGCCCAGAAAATGTCAGCAGTAATGGACGTGAAAGAACAGGACAAGGGAAGTGTAGAGCAACTGCCAATATCCGAGCCGCTAATGAAATTGGATTATCATGTAAACAGGCTGAAGGAATTTGGGGCATTTAATAATCCGGAAGAGTTAAGAAAAACGCTTATCCACATCGCAAACTTTGCAATGATCGCAGAGGAGAAAATAGAACACACAGCAATTAAAGTTTCACCGTAATACTTGAGTTAACGAAACAATCAAGCTACCATGGAAACGTCAAAGGCAATAACCGGAAACCTCAATGGCTGATACTCACGCAATACTAAAAATCCAAAAGGTGTCATTCCCTAAAAAGAAGAAGCCACGAGGTAAAGGTAAGCCTTTTGAGAAAGGGAATCAGCATGCGATCACTAAAGGTGAAAAGAGAAATCCCAAAGGATTAAATCAGTGGGGTAATGGAGCAACGCTAATCAGCGAAGCCTCTAGACAGCATTTAGTAAGAAAAGTTCCAAAGCATATAGCAAAAGCTCTTGGGTGCGCAGAGGGCATTACATTCGCAGAGGCTCTAGCTATCAGCGCAAGTCTACACGGCATTAATGGTAATATCGCAGCAGCCAAGGAATTGCGCGAGATCACAGAAGGTAAGACGCCGGAAACGATATATCTCTCAGGCGGGAAAGATAAAGACGGAGAAACGCTTCCGGTAGCTACGACCACAACGCTTAACATCATGTTTGTTGATCCACCAAAGAAGTAAGGTCTATAGAAAATGGAAACTATTAGCGTTACTAGTTGTCCGACTTGTGGTGCGCTGGCGCAATCTCTCCCGGACAATAAATGGAGAAGCGTGGAACATGTCCATACTGTATATGATTTTATTAGAATGTTGTACAGCATGGAATTCAATAAATCATCAGAAGATTTAAGTATTCCGGAAGTCATGAATAGTCTTATGGATAAGGCAGAAAATAAAAAGGTAAGTGTCCTTTCCTAGTATTCAGTTCCCCCGCAAAGCTCAGATACTTTTTAGGCCCGCCCGATACAAGGTGCTCTATTCGGGGCGAGGGGCTGCGAAGAGCTGGTCAGTAGCTAGAGCGTTATTACTGAAGGCTCACACGACGCAGAGGGATAAAGACGGACTCCCATTCCGTATACTCTGTGCTAGAGAAATACAGACATCGATCAAGGATTCAGTCCATGCATTACTTAAGGCGCAAATCGTAAAACTTGGGCTAGCCAACCATTTCAAGATCACAGATATATCCATCGTGAGCCGCGTAACGGGCGCGGAGTTCATCTTCAAAGGGTTGCGTTCAAACATTAACGAAGTAAAGTCGATGGAAGACATCGATATATGTTGGGTGGAAGAAGCGCAGAGTGTAAGCAAGGCATCGTGGGACGTGCTAGGGCCGACGATCAGGAAACCAGGAAGCGAGATTTGGATAACGTTTAATCCAGACGAAGAGAAAGACGATACCTTCCAGAGGTTCATAGTCCATCCTTCAGGCGATATCGCATCGGTAAAAATGTATTGGTGGGAAAATCCATGGTTTACCGATGAGCTGGAAAAAGAGAGGATGGCGCTCAAGAAAAAGGCGGACGAAAATCCAGAACTATACGCAGCGGACTATGCGCACATATGGGAGGGAGACTGCAAGCAATTTTCGGATGCTGTGATATTCAAGGGCCGTTACGACATACTTAGTTTCGACTGGAAACAGGTATTAGCGGAACGCGGAATAGACGAAGGGAACCAGAGATGGTTCCATGGAAACGACTTCGGATTTGCCAACGATCCAAATTACCTTGGAAGATCTTTTGTCACTGAAGGCATTGACAGAATAACCGGAGCAAAAGAAGAAGAACTTTGGGTGGAAGGAGAGGTCTTTGGATACGGAGTGGAAATCGACAATCTGCCTGATTTGTTTGACGGTAAAGTGCCGAACAAAAAAGGGATGGACACGGCGCGAACGTGGCCAATAAAGGCGGACTGCGCCAGGCCGGAAATAATCAGCTACCTGGCGAGGCAAGGATTCAATATTACGGCGGCGGACAAATGGCCCGGAAGCGTAGAGGATGGAATCGCGCACCTCAAGATGTTCAAGAAGATTCATTTGCATAGGGAGAATACGCCGCTTGCCCAAACGCAAATGAGGCTCTATTCGTACAAGGTGGACAAGAATGGAGACATCTTGCCGATCATTCTCGACAAGCATAACGATTACATCGACCAACAACGTTATGCCCTAGACGGCTTTATCCAGCGTAGGGGAACGGGCGCAATATGGGCCAAATTGGGGCAGTAAAATAACTCTTGACAGCGGTTATCAAAATAATTATAGTGTGTGTAGATTTTAAGGAGGGTAATATGACAAATATAACCAATTGGAATGATTACGCGGCCAAATTCAAGAAATGTTTTGTTCGTAAAGAAGTTTCAGTTATTCAGGCTACTCGACATGAATCCAGCCGAGAAATAGAGCAATGGGTTGTTTTTGTTCCTTCGCCTGCTGTTGTTGGCACAGTATCCTGTAAGGATATCGATCAAGCTCGTTCTGTTGCGGCGCAGTACGGATGTACGATAATTCTTTAAATTGGAGGTATAAATAACCATGACACGTTCTGAAGCTGAAACCAAAGTTGCTACCTGGGCAAGACTTGGCAAGTTAAATCCTGATCACAAAACCTGTCCATTGTCAGCCAACCAAAAGTCTTACCGTGAGACAATTGGCGAATGCGGTCGTAATGTTCCGCAGTACTCCGATCCAGCGCGATAAATAATATGAGTATTTGTCCACTATGTAACAAGACAACAGAAGGCATCGGCAAATGGTTAATCTGTACCCTTTGCTATCTGACGCCAGCACATCTGATTGCTCGTTCAGAATCTCTTCTTGGCATCGTAAGAAGTTGGATTCAGTGAATCATGGGACAACATAAAGGCTGTACATTCTTCGGAGCAACGCGCAGAGGGGTTAAAGTTAAACCTGCCCCTAAGCTATCCTTGCGCCAAAGACTGCAAGAGATCGTGGCCGAAGCAATGGGAATAGATGCCGCTGACGTGACGGACTCTTATGAAATCAAAGCGGAAGCGGATTTAATGCACGATGGCTTAATTGAGTTGGTAGAAATATCAGTAGCAATTGAGTACGAGTACGAGTTAGAAGAAATATTCACATACGACAATGAGCATGTGTTTGAAAGCTTCGGGACACTGCTCCAATTTGTAAAATCTTACGTAATTTAAACATGCTATGCAATCCCCTGCCATTACTGTAAAGTAGAAAAGTCTCACGGTAATACTTTAATGGCGGCGAAGAAAACCCCTAAAAAACCGAGCACAAAATCAAAGGCACAAGATATAAACGAAGCCCTTGATTCCTTCCGCAACTTTGCCGCTGGTATCGGTTACGGCACAAACAATATATCGACAGGTGGAACATACGGGTACAACCCGATAACCCTAATTCGTCCATTGCTGGAATGGATGCATCGAGGACAGGGGCTGTGTGGCACGATTGTCGATTGTGTAGCTGATGATATGACACGCGCTGGAGTGGATATCAAAGGCAAGATGAAGCCTGAGGATATCGAGAAAATAAACGAATCAGCTGTGACTCTGGGAATCTGGAATAGTCTAAATGAAACCATCAAGTGGTCAAGATTGTACGGCGGCTGCTTAGGAGTAATACTGATTGATGGTCAAGACCTGTCTACTCCATTCAGAATCGAATCAGTGGGCAAAGATCAATTCAAGGGAATACTCCCGTTAGATCGTTGGATGGTTACTTGCGACATGGAGCGAACGGTAGATGATTTCGGGCCTAACTTCGGACTGCCTAAGTTCTATACCGTGATTCCAACAGCGCCAGGATTGATAGGAATGAGAATCCATCACTCGCGCTGTATCAGGCTAGGTGGTATCAAGCTCCCTTATTGGCAGGCAATTACCCTGCAATTCTGGGGCGAGAGTATTTACGAAAGAATCTGGGACATCCTGCTTGCTCTTAATAGCTCAACTCAGGGCATAGCGCAGTTGATGTACAAGCTGCATCTGAGAACCTACACAATTGAAGGGCTAAGGCAGCTAGTTGCTACTGGGGGAACGGCGTTAGCTGGGCTGATGGCGCAAGTTAACTTCATGCGATCTACTCAATCGAATGAAGGCATGACGCTGCTCGACAGTAAAGACAAATTTGAGCACTTCCAAAACAGCACAGTCAGTGGCGCTTCTGATGTGTTGATACATTTCCTTGAGCAAATAAGCGGAGCGGTGCAGATTCCATTAGTAAGACTTTTGGGGCAGAGCCCGGCAGGATTGAATGCAACGGGTGAAAGCGATCTGCGAACCTACTATGACGAAATAGCGCGTCAACAAAAATCGGCTATGATGGTGCCAATTACAAACGTGTATCGCTGTATTGTGCAAAGTCTTGGGATGGAGTGGCCAGAGGGAACCACAATAGGATTTAAACCATTGTGGCAATTGGATGCAACCGAGAAAGCGGATATATCGACAAAGCTAACTGATAATGTAGTTAAGCTTACCGAAGCTGGTATTTTGTCGAATCAAACCGCGCTAAAGGAAATCAGGCAATCAAGCGAAGAGACAGGATTCGGAACCAACATTAGCGATGAAGATATAAACAACGCTGAATCTGACCCTGCACCATTACCGCAAGCGGAAGAAGTAGCGGAGATTAAAAGCAAGAGCGAATCAGCTAAGGACAGCATAGAAAAAGTTATGGCTTTTGGCTTGAAGCACGGCCTGAATATAGTTACCGAAAATGAGCAAGGAACATACCGCGAAGGGCCAACGTGGAGAGCGTTGATGCCAGCGGATTATGGCTATATATTTGGGGCAGAAGGAAATGACGGTGACTATCTGGACTGCTTTGTAGGCCAGAATATTAACAGTAAAAAAGTGTTCGTTATTGCCCAGAATAAAATAGGGTCAAAGGACTTTGACGAGCACAAAGTAATGCTGGGATACGATTCACAAGATGCGGCAGTGAACGATTACGTTCGCAGTTTTGATCCGCCTGAGATGGGAATGCAGATAATTCGCGGAGTGGACGCCATGACGATGGATCAATTCAAGCGAATGATGGCCAACGGTGATTTTGTAGAACCAATAATAATTTACGTTCCGGTATAAAGCCCACCGTGGGGACGAATAGATATGGAAATAATAAAAGATTTAATGGCTATGTATCCCGAGGTAAAGGTTGAAATAAAAAGCCAAAACAAAAACCGTATCACTCGGGACGCATTTTTATTTCTAACTCCAAAAACCGATAACCAAAATGACTACTTTGCTCAGTGTGGCCCATGCAGAATGTTCGTTCCCGATAAGTACCTTGAAGGGAAGTTAAAGGGTGACAGGTGTATTATTCATGGCTCAAAGCAAGTAGTTAATGAGGGCATGTCATGCGGCTTTATGTGCTCATGGCCAACACCCAATGGATCGCCGGTTGAGCATGTCATCAAGGATCACGCAGCTGAACTGTTAAAGATCATCCCAGGCTCAGTCACCGCTAAAGATTCTGGACTAGTTGATCGTAGAGTACAGTGCCATAGATGTAGGTTTAGTGATGGCAATAAATGCGGACTCTATCGAAGGCTAAATCAGGCCATGCCACAAATATTCGATCTGGACGAATCCATTACGCCCAATTCATGTTGCAATGCACAAGAGCCATAATAGTCTTACCGTGAGACAAAAATGAGAGGAAATAGATTCTGCTCTACGTTAGTTGATTGTCCTATCTGTAAGGCCCCACCCGAATTACAGTGTGGCGTGAACCAACCCGGCGATATTCCTAATCACACTGAAAGAGCGCGTCAATCAAGATGGCTGCAAATGTACGTGGAAAGTAGCGCAAGCAAGTTGGGCAATGTCTTCGATGAAGTATTCACAGAAATACAGTAATAGTTTATAATGATAACCATGAAACGAATCCTGATTGACTACGACGAAACAACCTGCAACATGGGAGTAAGGGCCGAAGGCTTCACGGATGCGGAAGTAATTGTAGTCTTGAGGGAAGCGCAAAAAAAGGCCGAAGAAGCGGTAATAGAAAACCTCAAGAAGAAGAAAGTTAGTCTTGTTAGTTCACTAGGAATAAACCTTCCGAGAATATAAAGTTATGGGCGAGGCTCAAGCTATTATCCAGTATCCTACAGTCCACGAAGCGATTGCCTCCAAATTCTGTCAGCCCCATTATGTGACATTATTTGAAGTGCGTGATTCCACCGGGTTTGATTCGACGCGATCTGCTGATGCTTTATCCGTGGCTCTATATGGTACGCGTGGCCGCGAAATAACCGGATTCGAGATTAAGCGTTCTAGATCTGATTGGCTACGCGAATTAAAAATGCCAGAGAAAGCGGAAGAAATCGGTAAATTCTGCGACTGGTTTTACCTCGTGACAAATGATGAATCCGTGGCGCGACCAGATGAACTTCCAATGCCTTGGGGTTGGATGGTGTTGAAGGGTGCGCGGCTCAAGACCATCAAGAAGCCAGAGAGAATGAAGCCGTTCCCTCTGGATCGGCACATGCTGTGTTCGCTGCTCTATTCCGTTCGCCAGCAGTGTCTTATAGAAATCGAAATGCAAATCAAGGCAGCCGTTGATAAGCGCATTAAATCTGAGGCCAGCGAGTTGAAGTATCAGGCCGAAGAAGGTGAGCGCAAATACAAAGAACTGCAAAAGGTAGTCAGAGAGTTTGAGGATGCCAGCGGTGTCTCGGTTCAAAGTCATTGGCTTGATAGGCCGAAGATCGGCGCGGCGGTGAGACGGGTTCTGAAAGAAGGCGACACACTCAAAGAGTACAAGCGCGATCTGGAATGGATTTGTAGTCGGGCGAAGACCGTAGCAAGCAACATGGAAAGAGAATTACTGGAATTAGAAAAAGAAAACAATGCCAACCCCTCGCCAAATCCGTAACCTTACCCGCCAGAGATTCAATCGCTCCCGTATTGCAGAATTAGGCTATCAGAGGCAGCTAGCGCAAGTGGGACGACATATCGGCAATCTCATCAAAGGAATGGCCCCAGAGGGCGTTATAAGCGATACAGGGGTATTACAGCGTATCCTCTCACAGTATTCGGGCATCTTGCATCCATGGGCCAAAACGGTAGTTGAGAGGATGCAAGCCGAAGTCTCACAGCGAGACATACGTGCATGGGCTGAATTGGGGAGATCAATTGGACAATCGCTCAAGAAAGAAATACTTCATGCTCCTACAGGTGGAATGTTGCGAGAGCAGATGCAGGAACAAATTAAGTCGATTACCAGTTTGCCGCTTGAGGCCGCGCAGAGATTAAATAAATTGACATTACGCGGAATTACCGAAGGAACCCGAACGCCTGAGATCGTGGAAGCAATAATGAACTCAGGGCATGTCAGTATCAGCCGAGCAAAACTAATTGCGCGAACACAGGTGGCTACCACGGCGAGTAAATTGACGGAAGTAAGGGCAGTTCATATTGGGAGTCCGGGATATTGGTGGCGTACAAGTTTGGATGTAGACGTAAGAAGTTATCATCGCAAACTCGAAGGAAAATTCATCGAATGGGACAAGCCGCCAATCGTGGATAAAGATGGACGTAGGGCGCATGCGGGACAGGACTTTCAATGTCGCTGCTATCAAGAGGTAGTAGTACCAGATTAAACAATGTCGATGATCGCTATATTTCGCATGACATGCTGCGGTAAAAGAGTTATCTCTGGGCGCTTCCAAGGTAACGATATGTACCCGCCTTCTGTCGCTAAATGCCATTACGGGTGTAAACCTAAAAATCTCCCAAATGGCAGACAAGGAAGAATCCCGATGATATTCGAAGAGTACGCTAGCGAGGAATTGCAGCCTGAGGAATTAATGCGAACATGGAAACATGGTCATAGTGTGGGTGATCTATGGCATAGGTATAATCGCGAATGGCTGAAAAAGAAAGCGTCCATAGATCAAGGGCGCGGTTGATAGCTAGTTAACAAACAATTACACGTAAAAATAGTTTGCAATAATTACTTTCCCTTGTGCTACATTCATCCTTGACAAGAGGGAGATGAATGAACATGAGAAAAGTAATTAGCTTGTTGGTGATTTATGCGGTGTTAGCAATCTCTTCTGTCCCTTCCCAAGCGCAATTTCAAGTCCCTCCTGTGACAACCACAGTGCGCGGAGCAGTAGCAAATCTTGTAGCTACCTGCACAACTACCGCCTGTCCTACGTATATTCTCGGTGGAACGGTGTGTACGGCTACGGTGCTTATAGGCGGTACAAATTCAGCGGCAGTTATTACCGTAAGGGCATCTCACGATGGAGGAACTACATACAACACAATCACCCCTGTAGTTGTTGGCTTGTCTACCAACGGTACCGTGACATCCTCTATTATTCAGGTCAAAGGAATTTATTCTATGACTTTACTGACGGCAAATCGTGTACGTTTTGAAGTCGGCACATTGACCGGAACAAATGTAACTATCTCTCCCGTTTTTAGCAGTGCGTGTACTTCGCAAGCCCTGTAAGTCTTACGGGAAGACAATGTGGAATTCTACACAGTCGAAAAACTCGGAAGGAACCAAGAGGAAACCCCTGAAGGATTTCTTCTGTGTAGAAACGTTCCTATTGCGCGAACTGGTACGCAGCTTTACGCAGCGCGTGAAGTACCGGAGCTTGAGCCTAGCGACGATGGAACAGTTGTCATGGAAAGGCCAGAAGATGAAGTATTTAGGCCAGATACAATTTGCAGTGTTAATGGGAAACCTGTCACAGTTGACCATCCTAATGATCTAGTCAGACCGCATAGCTGGAAAGACTTGACGGTAGGAACGGCGCTAAATGCAAGGCGCGGTGAAAACGGAGAAAGCGATTTACTGTTAGCTGACTTACTGATTACAGACCATGAAGCAATTGATCAAGTACGAAAGACGCGAAGTCAGGAAGTCAGTGCAGGCTATAACTACGATGGAGTGCAAGTATCAAAAGGGCGCGGTAGGCAGACAAATATTTGGATCAATCACATCGCTCTAGTCGATTCGGCAAGATGTGGCATTCGGTGTAGTATCAAAGATAGTGAGCACAAAGAGGAGACAACAATGAACATCAAAGATATTGCAAAGAAATTAAAAGATGCGTGGGCAAGCAAGGACTGCAAAGCCTTTGATGAAACCGTAGCCTCTCTCAAGGACGAAGCCGGAACTGAAGTACATCTGCATACCGAAGGTAGTGGGCGTACTGCCTATGATGACGATACGCTCAAGCAGATATTTTCCGACAACGATGCGAAACATGCAGCTATGGATGCTCGGATGAAAGATGCCGAATCGAAGTTCACCGCAATGGACGCCAAGACGAAAGACGCTGAAGAAGAAACAAAGAAAAAAGAAGAAGATGCCAAGGCCAAAGACGCAGAGAAAGAAAAAGAAGAAAATGAAATCAAGGATGCGTTGGCCGACGAAGCACCAGCAGGCGAAGAAGAGAAAGCCAAAGTAGCAAAGGATAGTAGCTATCTTGTAGAAAGTTTTCAGGCAACAAAATCAAAGGCTGAGATCATTGCGCCCGGAATTCACCTCCCGGCATTCGATAAAGCAGCCGCGCCAAAAGATACGTTCCTGTCAATCTGTGGCCTGAGGCGTAAAGCCTTACAGTCCGGAGCGCGAGATTCAGATACGCTAGCTATGTTGTTGAAATTGAGCGGCGGGAAAGCGTTTGATAGTGCATCGATGGACAAGATGCCATGCGGAAGAGTAAGAGTTATGTTCGATTCTCTGGCAGAGATGAAGCGTTTGGCCAACAATGCAAAAGCGACGGAACAAAAAACCGATAAATCCGCCCTACTGAATACTGATGGTGGGCCGATGAATGCTGAAAATTTTAGCAAGCTTCGGGATAAGGCGCGTAAAGATCGCGGCCAGAGAATCAATTAAGGTTACTGTAAATAAAGTTTAGGAGGCAACACAATGGGCGCAGCATTTACATTCAGGGCAGGGGCAGGTTTCCCCGGCGCAATCACTCGCCAAGAAAACAGCATCGTTGAACCCTTTGTTATTAATGCCTCAACGCCGCCATTGCTATACGGTATCGCAATGATTGTTGATACCACAACTGGAATTGCGCGACCATATGCAGCAGCGGATACTGGAATTACTATTCCCTATGGAGTGCTGGTGCGCCCATTTCCGACTTCGCAGGCATCCGTAACTAACTTCGGCAATACGCCGCTTGGTGGGGCAGGAGTTCCGCCAACATCAGGCCCTGCCGACTTGTTGGTTAGCGGATACATAAATGTCCAAGTTCCGACTGGTTCGACTGCGGCATTAAAGAATTGGCCCGTATTTGTTTGGGCTGCTGCAACTTCGGGAGTGCACATTCAGGGTGGATTTGAAACAGCTGCTAGCGGCGGCAATACTGCTGCTCTCTCCACCTCGCTGTGTCATTTCAATGGACAGCAGGACGCGAACGGGATCATTGAATTAATTTTTAACGTTTAAAACTGGAATAGAAAACTGTAAGACTTGAATTTTTCCGACAGGTTAGTGGTCTGAAAATATGGCCACACCTAATTTTAGGAGGAAGCGCGTATGTTGACTTACGATCAAAAGGCGTTCGATGGTAACGGCGTTCCCATGGGAAAGAAACTAGGTGGAACGTATACCAAAGACGGAAAGTCTTACGACAACACAGGCGCGTTCCTTGAGAACGAACTATCCCGCATCGACCCCAAGATGCATATGCCTCTCATTGATATCCAGTATGACCGTGATATTGATATTCGAAGTGATGTCACGATGGGCGATGAATTTTCCAGCTTTACCGTGTCCACGTTTGGCGGGGCAGGTGGACTAGGAACTGGAAACTCAATCGGCAATGGTAAGCATTGGGTAGGCAAGAATTCCACGGCAATCAGTGGCGTATCCGTGGACATCGGGCTAATCACTAAGCCGCTACGTGCATGGGCGATTGAATTGGCCTATGACATTTTTGAAATTGAATCCAGCGCAAAGCTAGGTAGGCCGATAGATCAACAGAAATTCTATGCCATGCAGAGAATGCACGAAATGGAAGCTGACGAACAGGCTTACATCGGTGATATTCCGAACGGTGATGCTGGACTAGTGAATCAGGCCAGCACCGTAGTTACTCCGGTTAACGTAGCCGTAGGAGCGGCAGGCAGTACGACATGGGCACTGAAAACTCCTACTGAGATTCTTGCCGATGTGAACACGGCAGTAACGGCAGCATGGGCGGCAAGCGCATATGCTGTAATGCCGGAAAAACTTTTGCTCCCGCCAGCGCAATACGGCGCAATCAGCACAGCTTTGATTTCCAGTGCTGGTAATCAGTCCGTCCTAAAATACCTGAAAGAGAATTGGGTAGGCATGGCGAAGGAAGGAAAGACGCTGGACATTCAGCCAGTTAAGTGGTTGGCAGGTGCGGGTGTTGGTGGAACCATCGGCACAGCTGGAATCGATCGTATGGTGGTCTATACCAAGCGCGAAGAATTTGTTAGGTTCCCCTATGTTCCAATGCAGCGCACTCCGGTAGAGTTCCGTGGTCTGTTTCATCTATCGAACTACTACGGTAAAATGGGAGTAGTGGAACTCGTATACCCCCAGACAGTTTTTTACGCAGATTTAATCTAAGTCTTACTGTAAGACTTTTACGACGAAAGGAATTTGAGTAATGAGCACAGAAAACTGGTTTTTCCCGAATCTAGTACATCTTAGAATGAGAGATCAATCATTGCTCAAGTTCGCCGTTGGGCCGCAACCTGTTCCTTCGGATTTGCCGGAAGAGGAAAGGGAAATCCTGAAACGTAACGGTGCAAAGCCGATTGAGGTTACATCTAAAACACCACCTGGTGCGCCAAAAACGCCCGCTAGCGCGTCGCCAGAGGGTAAGGGTACATCTGGGCAATCTGTAAAACCAGAGCCTCTTAAATAAGAGAGGAGCTAGCAGATGGCTCTTCCGACTCCTACTACATTCCGCGCTGATTTCCCTGAATTTGTAGATACCACAACCTATTCCGATGGCCTGATTAACTTCTGGCTTGGGATAGGTGTTCTACGTTTGAATCCAGTATGGGGAAACCTCTTAAATCAGGGGCTTGAATTATTCACAGCGCACTTCATTTCTATAAGCGCGATCAATCAATTATCGGTAAAGGCTGGGGGAATACCTGGAATTCAGCGCGGGGTAGTAAGTAGCGAGCAAGCGGAAATATCCGTGAGTTACGATACGGCTGCTGCTACTCTGAAAGATATGGGCCACTGGAACCTGACAAGCTACGGTACGCAGTTTCAGGAACTGGCCAACTTAGTTGGCATGGGGCCAATGCAGATTAGTCCATCATGGTGGAATGGTGATGATGGAATAGTAACTAATGGTTTCGGATGGCCATTCTTCCCTAGCTAGGTGTTAGAATGATAACCACATGAAACCACAAGTTAATATTAATGTAAATATCACGGTAGATAACCTTGAGCAATTCGGGAAAGCGATTGAACTACTCAAGCGTAAGCAGGTATTGGCTGGAGTACCAGAAGCCAAGGCAAGACGTAAAGGCGATCCTATAAACAATGCGACGCTGGCTTACATTCACGATAAAGGTAGTCCTAGTCAGAACATTCCAGCCCGGCCTTTTATGGAACCGGGAATCCATGATGTATCGGTACAGATAGAACAAAAGCTGTTAAGTGCGGGGCAGTCTGTGCTGGAAAATGATCCCGTAAAAGCAGAGCAGAAACTAGAAGCGGTTGGGCTTATAGCGCAGAACGGAATCAGGAACAAAATCAATTCCAACATCCCGCCTCCGTTAAAACCAGCAACTCTCGCGGCAAGACGAAGAAGAGGTAGGACAGGGAACCGGAGCTTAGTAGATACGGCCCAGATGCGAAACTCAATTACCTACATAGTGAAAGATAAATAAAATGAAACAAGAAATTGAAGGGTACCAACCACTTCCTGTAAATAGAGAGTCTTCTTTGCAGTATATAGCTATGAAATTACATAGCAATCAATCTACCCTGGAAGATACTCTATTATGGATGAGAGATAGAGGTAGTTCTGTAGACCTGAATTACGGTGAAGACAATGATATCTGGGAAACTTCATGGATTACAAGTGGGGTTCGATATGTAGGAATAAGTAAAGAGATAAGGCTGTCGGTGTTAAGTAGCCTAAATAAATGCCTTACTGCCTGCGTTAAAAGAGATTATCCAGAATCCGCATAATCTATGTGTCCTCTATTGAATCCCGGTTTGTCTGTATTGAGTAACCCTCTATTACTTGATACCTTCAATGTCATACGCAGGACTGAAACTGTGAATACTTCAGGTGAATCAGTTCTATCTCTCTCGGCATCGACTGGAATTTACGGAGTAGTTAAACCTATAGGCGATAGGTTAGACCGTAAAGCAGATGACGATACAGACCAAAAAGACCTGAGAATATTTACCAAGTTTGCCTTGAGAGGATCGGCAAGAGATGGAGCACCTACAAACTGGAAACCCGATTTAATATTCTGGCATGGCAATAATTTCATTGTAATAAACGTGCGCGATTGGGGAGCGTATGGAATTGGCTATGTCGTAGCTGAATGTAATGCTATTGATGTAATATCGGCACCGCCTCAGGTAAATTCAGGACTAGGTAATTATGGAGTGTTAAATCCATTTATCCCGCCGCCATCGCCCAAGGGAAGGCTACAAGCATATGCAGCCACGATAGTATCCAGTAATCAAGCGGCAATGCCAGTAGATGTAGATGCGGCAAATATGATCTTGTTTAAGAATGGAGTTCTACAAATTTCGCCAGATCAATTCTCTGTAGCATCGCAGGTTATAACTATGGTTACGCCATTTGAAGCAGGGGATGTGCTGGTGTTTTTTGCATGAAAATAATCCCAAAAAGTCTCACGGTAATACTTTTCTGCCTGTCATGCTTCGGACAGAACCTTCCCAACATATCCACGCAAACTAAAGGACAGTTACCAACCTCGCGTCTGAGTGGTCAAGGGGTAGCGGGATTATGTTTGCAAACGGATGGGTTAGGTGGAATGTCATTACTACCTTGTCCTGGCGCTTCTTCGGGAACGGTAACGCTATTCAGCGCAGGCAGTCTCTCGCAGTTATTCACTACTTCGGTAAGTAATCCGGCAACTACGCCCACGCTTAACTTCGCCCTAGCTAGTTTCACAGCCCATACGTTCTATGGAAACAACACGTCAGGAACGGCTATTCCTGGAGCACAAAGCATAGGCTTAAGCGATCTTCCGGGATCAGGAAGCGTTACCGTCAATACGGCAGGGCCGTTAGGTGGTGGTGGTTCGCTAGCTTTGGGCGCAAGCCTAAATTTGACATGCGCAAGTTGTATAACCAGTATTCCGCAACTAGCTATAACAAAAACTTTAGTAGCATCGAATTGGATCAACTCTTATGATTCAACTACAGGGCTATTCACTGCTACAAGGCCAGCCTATACAGACCTGATAGGACTTCCACAGCTTGCAGTTACTAAGACTGCAATAGCTTCTAACTGGCTAAGAAGCTTTGATTCTACGACTGGATTATTTACAGCAACGCAACCTGCTACTTCTGATTTAAGTGACTTCCCTTCTCAAGCAGGCAATTCAGGTAAATTCCTAAGCACTAATGGAACGGTATTAAGCTTTGCGGCTGGTGGAACTGGTACAGTAACGTCATTTAGTTCTGGCAATCTATCGCCTCTATTTACTACATCGGTTGCAACGGCTACGACTACTCCATCGCAATCATTCTCTTTGTCCACGGCTTCAGCCCATACATTCTTTGGCAATAATACGGCTTCAACCACTACACCTGCCTATTCAGTAATTGGAAACGGGGACTTGCCGGGAACTGGAGCGGTCACGCTGAATACTACGGCACCCATAACAGGTGGCGGCTCGGTAGCTCTTGGCAATGCGCTTACGTTTGCTTGTGCATCCTGTTTAACCAGCGTTACTGCCCATAATCTTCTAAGTGCAACGCATGGCGATACTACAACGCACGCAGTCTTACGGGGAGACTTAATTGCCGGAATAGGCGTAGTCCCGACATGGACGGCGGTGGCCAAAGGTGGAACCAATACCTATCCAAAATGGAATGCAAGCGGAGATGTTATTTCTTCGACTCTTGCAGCATCCGGTATAGGTTCGCCAACATCATGTACGAATCAGGCTGTTACAGCGTTTACGTTATCAGCTGATGCCGCACCCACTTCTACCTGTACAACAATCACCAGCACATTTACTTCAGGAACTTTCTCGCCAAACGCCCATAATATTCTTTCGGTTTCGCATGGTGATACTACAGCAGCATCAGCAGTAAGAGGCGATGGATTTTTTGCCATAGGTGCATCCTCTACATGGCAGAGACTAGCTCATCCTGTTGCTACTGGAGGTTATTTCAAGTGGAACGGTACCGATGTAGTTGCATCAACGGGCGCTGCATCGGGAACTGGATCATGCGCATCGCACAGTTTTGAAACTGCTGATAATTCGGATGCTGCCCCAACCTGTACTCAGCCATCAGCTTCGGATTTAAGTGATGGAACAACGGGAACGGGCGCAGTCGTAAGAGCTATATCTCCGGCTTTAACCGGAACTCCTACCAGTCCTACGCAATCAACTGGAGACAATACAACTGCGATAGCTACGGATCAATTTGTAACTACAGCAATTAACAACGCTATCGCTGGAGTCAATCCGGCAGTTGCCGTACAAGCGGCATCGGCAGCGGTATTGCCAAATTCTCCAACTTACCTGAATGGAGCTAGTGGCATAGGTGCTACATTGACGGCAGGAGTAACAAATACTGCATTGGTAGTTGATGGATATACGCCAGTATTACTAGATCGTATTCTAGTTAAGAATCAAGCGTCTTCCTTTCAGAATGGCGTGTACTCTGTTTCTCAGGTATCTGGCATCGGACTAGCGTGGATATTAACTCGTGCTTTAGATTACGATCAACCGTCCGACATGAATAATACGGGAGCAATCCCAGTAGCTAATGGGATAGTTAATTTAGATACATCATGGGTACAGACTTCACAAGTCACTACGGTTGGAACCGATGCGGTTACTTTTACTCAATTTAGTTTGAATCCAACTACACTAGTTGTAAATACTAGAAACATAAATACTACGAGTCCTATCACTGGCGGGGGTAACTTAACCGCCGATAGAACAATTGCATGTGCAACATGCGTGACATCTTCTTCTCCCGGACCCGGAATAGCTCACTTTTCCGGATCGACTCAAGCGGTTACCAGTTCTCCAATAACGTCTACTGACACTACAGGGACGTTTCCGGCCACGGCCCACAACTTACTATCGGCAACTCATGGCGACAGCACCACGGGCACTGTAGCGCGAGGGGATGTCATTACAGGGCAAGGTGTAAGCGCGGCATGGGCGCGATTGGCTAAAGGTGCTGCGAGTCAATGTCTTCAGATGGATGGTACGGCAACGGATGTTACTTGGGGATCATGTGCTACTGGAGGGACTGGGGCATCCACTGCCGATACTTTTATTACCGTGGCTCATGATGCAGATTTAACCGCCGAGAGAATCCTGTCCTGTACCTCTGGTGATCTTACGTGTACCGATGGTGGGGCGAATAATGCTTTCACTCTGGATACAGGCGCGAATATTCCCAAGACCACGACATCTAATACGTACTCCACTGGCACATCGCAAAATATGGATACGATCACCGCGAAGTATTGGGGTAGTGCTCCTATATTCGATGCCACTAAGTACACTGGAACGGACATGTGCGATAAGATTGCAGCCGTTTATTCCGATGCTGTTTATATCGCAACCGCCGTATCAATCATTGATGCCCGTGGATTTACTGGAAATCAGAATTGCGCCACGACGAATCCATTTGGCACAACCCATTCAACCAAGTGGATATTCAATGCAGGTTTACATGTTAATTTGACTAGATTCGCGGCTACACTTGGCCCAGCAACCTCTAGCCTGATTGCACCACCATCAGCCCCAACATTGGCCACGTCTACTACTACTGGCTCACTGGGAGCGGCTATCGGTGTTGGCGTTAAGGTAGAGTATGGAAACTTCGCTGGCCCTACGACGCCATCTTCTGAAGCCACAATTACTACAGGCGCAGGTACGACTAATATCGTCACCGTAACGTCTCCAGCCGTGGCATTTGGTGCAACGTGTTATGACGTTTTTTCTGCTACTCCAGTCGGGTCAGGATGGAAGAAGAATAATACTACTGGGTGTATTCCGCTAGGCACGAATTATGTCATTAAGAACATCGGAGCGGGCGCAATTCCAGATACAACTAATCTTGCGGCAAACGATCAGTATGAAGTGGACTTCGGTAATTCCACATGGTCAGCCGGTAATAGCTCCGGCGCAATTATTGCGGGTATTTCCAATACCTACATACATGACTTAAAGTTTGTAAACAATGGCACGGCTAATAATGGAAATGCTCTTGTCTATGTAAATAGTAATCTAACTAACGTCATTCTAGATCGTATCGACGTATCAGGCGCATTACATGGAGTTGCTTCATTTACGAGCGGTAATATCCAAATAAGTAATATCCGCTGTTCTAACCCCACGGTAAGCGGGAGTTGCGTATTTGTCCTAACTGGAGACCATGTTAAGGTTTCAAACGTATCAATGTATTCTGGCGTGTGGCCCACTGGCGGCAATCTACAAGGTGTAGTTAATCTTAGCGGTTGTATCGATTGTAGCGTGGATGGTGTAACGGCAAACAATCTTGACATTTCCAATCTGGTTAATGGCGCAGCCATAATCGTGCAGGGCAGCAGCTTGCGCACTAATATTAATGACGTGAGTTGTGACGGACTTATAAATTCTGACTGTGTTCTTATTACTGCCATGTCGCTACAAACGAACATTACGAATGTGAACTGTGCCAATACGAAAGTAGGCACTGGGGCTGGCATCGGGGCCAATGCTAACAACGGTGATTGCCTGGACTTTTTTAGTGCGGGTCGCGTGAATGCTACCAGCATAAACTGCCAAAGTATGGGACTAGTCGGAGGTCAACAATTCCCCTGTTATGAGGTATTTAACGTAAGCGAAGTAGCCCTTAATAACTTAAACGCATATGACTCATCTGGCATCGGCCTGCGATTATTTGGCACTACGGGGGCCACGATCACGGGCGGGCATTTTAATCGCAATAAGGGCTCTGGCATTCAGGTTGAAGATACGTCTGCTGTAGTTACTTGTAATAACACTACCACGGTCACTTATGTCAGCGGCCAACCATTTGGCCCTTGGGCACCAGGAACCACGGTTCAAATAGGCGCTGGCCCTACTGCATTTCAATTGGCTTCCGTCCCTACATCAAGCAACACAATCACGCTTACCGCAGCCTGTAACCTCGGTGCATCTCAGGCGTTCAGCGTATACTCACAAGATACGCATATTGTCGGAGTACAAGCAGACGATAACGGACAAGGATTAGGTGGAGCTAATACACAGAGTGGTATTAGTGTACTTGGTCATTCTCAGGTGGATGTAGTTGGCGGTAGCATGAACGACAACCGCGCCACTGCTAGCAAGACCCAGCAATGGGGAATCAGCGCAACCCCAGCGGGTGGGCAGACGGCAAGGATGCGCGTGATAGGAGCAGATTTTACAAATAATCTAGGTGCAACATGCTCCGGCACAGAATATGGTGCGAATGTTACTGGGAACCATGGGGCCTGCGACGGCAATAAACTTAGTGCATTCTTGTTTGATGATAACGTGGGGCCGAAGTGGACAATCGGGGCAGCCTCAACAGTAGATGCTTCGCTAAATATTCCAGCTGGTACTACTCCTACAACTCCAGTAGCAGGTGATTTTTGGAACGATGCTACCTCAGTAACCTACCGTGATCCTACATCTGGTATCAATCAATATATCCCGAAGAAAATATATCTCACAGGGAATTATACGAACTCAACCACTAGCTTAACGAATGTGACCAGTGGTAATACGCTAGCCTTCGCGGTTGCGGCAAACAAAGATTACGCAATCACATGCGAACTATTTTACCAAACTGCATCAACGGGTGGTTTGCAAATAGGATTTACTGGCCCTGCGTCTCCTACGGCGGTAAATTACTCTGTGATGGTTGGCACTACTGCGACAACAATAAATAACGGCGAAGCAACGGCATTCACCACAAAGATTCCCACTGTGGGTGTAGCCGCTACGGCAACGACTAACTTCCCGGCACATGTGGCCTTAATGCTTAGAAACGGAGCTAATGCGGGAACGGTGACACTTCAGGCAGCAAGCGTGGCAGCTGTCCAGTTAACTATCAATAACACATCATTCTGCACGGTACAGTGATAGTTAGAATTTAAATGTATAGTAATAAAAGTTCTAAAGTCTTGCGGTAAGATAAATCTATGAGCACATCGGCCACGGGTGGATACTTAATCCCGATAGCTACTAATGCTATTGAAGACGAATCCCTACGTGTGTTCTTTCAGCAAATAGTTTCAGGGATAACTGGAATAAATGGAACTATGGTTAGACCACGCTGGCAGGTAGAGCCACCTAATATGCCATCATTCGGAACGGATTGGGCAAGTATAGGGGTGGTAAAAAGACAGCGCGACGTGAATGCCTACGTAAAGCATGTGAGCAGAAATGATACGAATGGAAATAATATTGGCACCGATTTTGTCCATCGCACTGAAGTCCTAGATATTCTCTGCTCTTTCTATGGACCTAACTGTGAAAGTAAGTCAGAATTACTGGCCATGGGGCTAGAGGTAGATCAAAACCGCGAAATCATGCAACAGTTGGGATATGGTCTAATCTGCGTTGAAGATGCTGTAATGCTGGCCGACTTACAGAACGATAGATGGCTGACAAGGATTGATCTTCCATTCCAGATGAGACGCGCACAACTCTACCAATATCCAGTCCTAGATATAATCGCAGCCCAAGGAACAATTGTAGAGGACATTGGCGGGGTCAATGTTACAATTCAGGTGGCACAGCAACCATCATTCGGATTTAACGTAAGCAATGGAATCGTGCAAGGGTTTGGTACTGGAAATTGGATGCCCTAAAAGTCTTGCGGTGAGACTAGGAGATTGAAAGTATGGCGATACCTAACACATTACCAGTAAGCAGACTAATTAATGTCACGGTAAGTCTCCTACCTACAGCCGCGCAATCCCAAAATCTTAGTTCCTGTCTGGTAATCGGTAGCAGCACGGTAATTGATGTAGTTTCCAGAATGAGAAGCTACAATACGCTTACTGCCGTGGCTACAGACTTCGGAACATCTGCACCAGAATATCTTGCAGCTAATCTCTGGTTTCAGCAAAACCCACAGCCCCAGCAATTGTTAATTGGAAGGTGGGCAAAGACTGCCAGCTCTGGGCAATTGTTTTGTGGCCCATTGTTGGCAGCGAATCTTCTGTTGACTGCATGGACTGGAATTACGACAGGGTCGTTCAAGGTGCAAGTTGATGGCGGCTCGCTGCAAAGCATACTCAGTCTGAATTTCTCCGCTGCCTTAAGTCTTTCTGGAGTGGCTGGAATCATTACAGCGGCAATCACGGGTGCAGTTTGTACTTATGATTCAGTGAACAGTCGATTCGTATTTACTAGTTCAACTACAGGCGCAACTAGCAGCGTATCCTTCCTTACGGCTGGAGCAAGCGGAGTCGATATCAGTAACCAGCTTAACGGAAGAAATACGGCTGGTAATGGGGCGTATGTCGCAAACGGAATTGTCGCAGAATCGGCTCTAGCAGCGGCCACGATATTCGATGGTATCTTTGGGCAGCAATGGTACGGACTGGTCGCTCCTGAGGCCGTAGACGCTGACCACATAGCTGTTGCTGGGTTCATTGAAGGCACAAATACCAAGCATTACTATGGAGTAACCACGCAATCGGCTGGAGTATTGGTTCCGGCAACGACAAGCGATATTGCATCAGTTCTACAAGCTCTCGGATACAACAAAACGGCAGTCCAGTACAGCAGCCAAAGCGCGTATGCGGTAATGAGTTATCTTGCGCGAATCCTGCCAACGGACTACACCGGAAACCAGACAGTAATTACGTTGATGTACAAACAAGAGCCAGGAATCGTGGCCGAAAATTTGACGGCAACTCAGGCCAACAGCGTAGCGCAAAAGAATGCCAATGTGTTTGTGGCCTACAACAACAACACGGCCATTATTCAAAATGGTGTAAGCTGCTCAGGACAATTCACGGATACCATTGTAGGAGCAGATGCGTTTGCTATCGCAATCCAAACGGCACTCTACAATCAGTTATTCACGATTCCCACTAAGGTAGCGCAGACAGATAGAGGCATGCACATCTTGACCACGGCTGTAACGGCGGTCTGCATTCAATATGTACAGGATGGATACCTTGCGCCTGGAACGTGGACATCAGCTGGTTTTGGGTCACTCAATACTAACGATCTAATGCCGGGATATTATGTTTACGCCCCGCCAGTATCAACACAATCGGCAGCGGCAAGAGCTGCAAGAATTGCCGTACCGATTCAAGTGGCGGCGAAACTAGCAGGGGCAGTGCATACGGCCAGCGTAGCGATAACGGTCAATCCGTAAAAGTTTTTATGATAATTAAAATGAAACAATATTGGGAAGACTCAGAAGTACGAGGGCTAGCAACGGAACACACGTTTGTTTCTGCACAACGCGAAGATCATGCCTGTTCCATTTGTGGAATGCTTCATAAATTAAAGGCGCCAAAACGTTAAGGTTAGGAGATAAATACCATGCCGGGACAGGTAGCGTTTACATACTCATTCAAAGACGTTCAAGCCACGCTTACGGGGCCGGGCGGTAGCATCTCTCTGGGCAATGGAGCGGGGAACGCGGAAGAAGGAATTACTTGTGAGCAGATTGAAGACAAGACTTCATGGCAGGTAGGAGCTGACGGTTCCGTAGCTTTTAGTCTTCATGCTGCCCAGATTTACCGCGTAACAATTCGGCTGCTTAAGACAAGTCCCACGAATCAGCAGTTATCGCAAATGCTCACGTTTCAAAGAACAAGCTCCCTATTCTGGGGGCAGAATACTATCGTAGTGAGCAACGTAATTACTGGCGATCAATACAACGGAGCACAGGCGGCATTCGTTAAATTCCCTGCCAACAACTATGCTAAAGAAGCGAGAAACGTGGAATGGGAATTGGTCGTAGGCCACATGACGGAGATTCTTGGCGGGGCAGGATTGCTGATTACATAAAAGTCTTACTGTAAGACTGCGAGGGACGAACAATGGTGATATTTCTACCTTTCCTTGTGTGCATCATTGGGGCGATTATCGTCCTGATTACCTATCCCCAAAATAACAGATGGACTGAAATAGGCAGGGCTATGCTTTGGATGGGGCTGGTAGCCTTCCTGCTCACATATCATGGGCAACCTTTCACGGTTACAAGGTAAGAAGAGGTAAAGATGGTTTCATTATGGCAGCAGTCAAGAAAACCCAAAAATGCCCCAAGTGCAGAGGATTCGGGCAAACTACTTGCCCGAAGTGCAAAGGCGAAGGTGAAATAGTTGTTGCCATAGACGGTAAACCGATAAATACCAAGAAAGCAGCAGCGGGAAAATGAGTATATTAATTAATACTGTTCCTCTGATATCCCTCACGCAACATAATTGTTCTAACTCGCCAAGCTACAATAAGGAAAACTTCCCCAAGCTATTTACAGGGCGAACATTCAAGGATTTATCTCTTACTCCCTACCCAGTCGATTCGAGTGTGATGGACGATAGCCTTAATCCCGCGTCTCCCATGAACATCTGTAAAGACTCACTTCGTAAGTTGATGCCGCCAAGCTGGAAAGGTAAGCTTGTAAAATTCTGGCAAGCATTCTTGTACGATGGAATCTCTCATCCCGCAATCGGTTATCTCAATAACGATCCATCGGTAATCGCACGACAAGTTGAAGATAGCAGGGGATTCGATGTAAACACGGTCGATTTGTATGGAGCAAACTTCAAAGGGGCGGGGAATGATTTTGTAATGGATGCGCTTGCGGCATCCTGCTCCAAGAATAGTCAAACATTCTACGCAACATTCGATCAGCAGTGCTTAACATCAGCGACGAACGGAATTCAAGCGAGTCAATATCAAGCTGCACTTATTTCCTACATTAACCATATAGTAGATAAATACTTTGGTCATCCAGCGTATGAGAAGTATCAGGGAAGGCCATTGCTGGCGTTCTGGGGCTTCGGTAGGACACTGAGAGGGGTTACCCTTGATTGGCAGAAGATCAAGAGCGCAATACGCGGTAATCCGTGGATAGTTCTATATCAGGCAGAAGCATTCTCGATTCCAGGTTCCGATGGTGGAATGAGCTGGTTGCCTACTGGTGCTACGGCAACTAATCCGTCAGGGTCAAACTATCTCAAAAGTTATATGCTTCCGGCAATGGCCGCGCATCCCGATAAAATCGCCATAGGATCGGCATGGGCGAAGTTCAACGGCACAAATACTTTCTCTAAGGCATGGTCGCAAGGTAAATACTTGGATGGCATGGGTGGAATGACGCTACTGGAAACGATGGCAATCAATGCGGCATTTTCATCTCTTCATAACCTTCCCTACCTACAACTGGTTTGGGACGATAATCAAGAGGGAGATGCGCTGATAAATGGCGTACAAAATGATGTTGCTATAGCCGCTAAAGTGACCGGAACGCAATTGACTTGGACGGTAACAGGGCATGAGCAGACCATTTCATCCTATGATATTTATGCTTCGGCCACTGAAGCAGATGTATATAAGCTTGGATCAATTGCTACCGATGATCCCAAAGTATTTGATTTAAAGAACTCTCTAGTGGACTTTGGTTCACAGAATTTCTATGTCTACGCAGTGGGACAGCCATGTATTCAAAACCATTTAATTAAGGCAGCCTGAGGTAAGATGAGCGAAGAACTAGAACAACTGAAGGTATTATCCGCACAGCAGCCATCATTGCAAATGCTTCAGGGTGCGCTTGAATCCATAAGCGATCCTGTAATTATCGTGGATGTGTCTTTCATTTTGACCTACGTTAACGATCAAGCGGCATTTGTATTTGGCTATCGCCAGCATGATTTAATTGGACAGCACATCAACATCCTGATTCCAGATGCGTTAAAAGAAGTGCATGTCCAACACTTAGCGGAATTCCGTAACCATCCCCATGCGAGGGCCATGAAGGGTGGGACGGAATTGACGGCAAGAAGGAAAGATGGGTCAGACGTAAAATGCCGAGTTCAAATTACCCCGTACTCGACTGACTTTGATAGCTATGTTTGCGCACAGATTAGGGTTTTGTGAAATGGCATCTCAAAAAGACTTTCAGGAAAGTGTGATTGCCAATTTCACCAAACTGGAGCAATCCGTCTTGGCAGTTAACTTAAAGATCGATACGCTCAATAATCAGGACATTACCAACCTGAAGCTAGCTATGGTAAGGCTGGAGACGCAGGTTAAAATCTATGCGGCGCTAGCTGGATTCATTGGTATGGCAATCGGCGGGGCATTAGTAAAGTTTGTTGTGCATTAAAATGAGCTATAAGAAATTAACAGCCATGCTTTCCGGTGCAGCCATGAGTTCCCTAGGGTTGCTTAGTCTAGCTGGATATTGCTTTCATAATGTCGGAATGTATACATGGGGAGGAACTGGCAGACCGGGTATGGGATTAAATACTGCTCTCGGTTTCTTCTTAGGTGGGCTGGCAATAACCCTGTTGTCTCTTGAAAAAGTCTTACCGCAAGACTGAAATATTTTGTATACTTGAATATATGCCAAGAGAACTAACTCTCCCTTCACCTGATGGACATACCTACCTAATCGGAACGCTCGATGCCATGCAGCAATGGTCTATTGCCAAAAGATTCCTAAGCCAAGTACGCAAGGAACGCGATGCATGGGAATTTACATACGAGAGAAACACTGGAAGAAAACCGGAAGAGGACAGCTACCGTGAGCCATCGCTTAACTTTATTCTCAGCGCAATGTCGGACGAGGATAGTAAACAGGTAATTGCCGTGGCATTGACAGCCGTACAGCGCAAGCACGATCAAGGCGGATATGCTCAAATAATTACTCCCGGAACCAACCGGCTGCAATTTTCCGACATGAAAATGGAAGCGTTAATTGCCCTGACGTTTGCGGTGATGAGGGACAACATCGACAGTTTTTTTACTACAGGGCAACCCGATTCGACAGCACCCAATCCGGCGTAGATGTTGCTCTAGTAAAGATGGATAGCGAAGAAGACTGGCTATTATCTTTAGTAAAAGAGGGGATGGTAAGATATAGCGATCTCAATGATGGAACGGTATCGCTTGCTGACTGTGCCAAGATGAGTGATTACCTAAATGTACTAGGCGAGAATAAGGCAAGGATTAACAAATCGCTGGAGAGAAAATGAAAGCAATGAAATTCCATGGAATACAGGTAGAAATAGCCGATGATGTACCTTCTGGATTAGATAACCAGTTAATAATGGCTGCCTTGCAGTTTCATGCCTGTGAGATATGGGAACTAGCCAAAGAAATAGAAGCCAAGGGTTTTGATCCTAATAATTCAGAAGTTTCGCCAGCGGAAACCTACCATGCTGTATTTATAAAACATGAAGAAGAATGGACTATTCGTACAGACTACAAAGGTAATATACTGCAAACAATAGTTTCTTCCTCTATACAGGTATAGAATCCAAAAATGGCCGACGATATCCTAAAATCGTATCTAGTAGCCATCGGCTTTAAGCTGGACGAGCAAGACTATAAGAAGTTCAAAGATTCCCAACTAGATACAGAAAAAAGAACCAAGGATTTAAGTAAGGCATTCTCTGATTTTGCCAAAGTAGGAATAGGGGCATCTGTAGCTCTAGGTGGAATGGTAATCAAGGTTTCCAATGATCTTGAGAAGCTGCACTTTCAGGCACAAAAATCAGGCACATCGGCGCAAAATCTAAAAGCCTTCGGGGATGCTGCTGCCCAAATCGGCATTCAAGCTGAAGATGCTATGGGCATTGTCCAGCAGTTCAATAACAAGATCAAAGATAACCCAATAGGCATGGGCGCACTGCTGAGAAATTTAGGAGTAGATGCGAATCAAGACAAAGTAAAAGTCCTGATGGATTTGGTCGATAGCTTGTCCAAAATATCCGGCCCAAATGCGGAAACGCAACGCGTAGCCTATGGCGCACAATTCGGATTAAGTGGTGAGGACATTCGTACCCTGATTCGTGGCAGAGAAGAACTGCATAAATATTACGAGGAAAGAAGAGCGGTTTACAGTGATATCGATAAGCAATCACTAGCGGCTCACAAAGCGAATGAAGAATTTCGTGACCTTGAGGCTAGATTCAGCGCATTGACGAACACGGTAGGCACTGCATTCCTACCGTTGGCCAAGGATGTGGTGTCTATTTTAGAGGTAGTAGTTAAGGATTTAATTGAAGCAGACAAAGCTACCGATGGATGGAGTAGCAGGTTGCTTGGTCTAGTAAGTGCAATAACCGTGTCAATTGGAGGACTCAAGGCTCTAGGAATGCTAAAATAGAC